AACACTGTCGGTGCTGTTGGGAAGCGCAGATGGACAACACTAGGACGCCGTTCGAATCGGAGCAGTGTTCTTCTGATGGGGCTATTCATAGATTCGACAGACAACTGAAAGCATGTGGAGAATCGACTAACGCAGAAGGTCGTTAAACTAGAAGCAAAAATATAATCGCAGCTAATGACGATTACTATGAGGGTCTACGCCTAGCAGCGTAAACTTCATCGGGGTTTGAAGGAGCCTTGTTACCCAAGTCCTTCTTTTTTTAACCAATGGAGAAAAATTATGTGGACTAAGCCAACTTACGAAAATGTACGACTCGGCTTTGAAATCACCATGTATTTCAAAACTCGTTAAAATGCTAGTGGGGTATGGGTTCCACCCTTAAAAACGGACCTTAATTAAAGGATACAATCATGTATATATTAGAAGATACGCTTGCTATGTTAGGTGCAGTTTTTGTAGTAACATCAGCAAGTATGTTTGCTTATAATGAAGATGATACGCCTATAGAATTAGAAGTAATAACAACGGTTGAAGAGAATTCTTCATGGTATGATCTTGCACAAAAAAATACCGAGTGTTTAGCAACGAATATTTATTTTGAAGCTCGTGGTGAGTCATACGAAGGCAAGAAGGCAGTAGCTTTTGTTACTCTGAATCGTGTAGAAAGTCCTAATTTTCCTGATACCATATGTGATGTTGTTTATCAAGCTCGACACTCTCGTTGGTGGAAGACAGAAAGAGATCGTCTTGTGCCGATCAAACATCAATGTCAGTTTAGCTGGTACTGTGATGGTAAATCTGATTACATCAGAAACATTCACGAGTACGAAGAGTTATACAAATTAGCGAGTGAGATTATTGTCGGTAAGCATAGCGACAACACAGGCGGCGCTGATTACTATCACTCAACAAAAGTCAAGCCTGATTGGCGATTAGCATTTACAAGAACGACTAAAATAGATAAACATATATTTTATGCTGAATAATAATTTTTTATGTAATTGGTGCGAAGGGACTGAATGGAATAATCCTGACAATGTACCAGAAGACAAATGGCCATTGGCTCAATTTGGATTAGTAGACCTGTCTACTATAGAATGTGCAAGTTGTGGAAGTAAGCCAAGACAGAGATGCTTAAAACAAACACTCGACCAGAATCGAACAACTGAATGGCAACAATACAAAACACTACAACTCAGTCCTGATTTGTTGCCGATCATCTCTCACTGGTTCAATGAGTTTGAGGTATCTGAATATAACGGTGAAAATAGTATAGATTTAGAAGATGCTAACCGACTTGATAACACATATGATCTTATTTCCTGCATACACATATTGGAACATATAAAAAATGATACTGTTGCAATTGAAGAATTAATTCGTATATTAAAGCCGGGCGGGCAAGTGTATATAATGGTACCACAGCCTGCACTGCCATCGAATGCAATCACTAGAGACTGGGGTTATCCAGATGAAAATGATTACGGGCATTATAGAATTTACGGAAGAGATTTTAAAGATAAATTGATAAGTATTACTAAAGCTACTGCTAAACTGGATGTGTTTGAAAAAATAGATTCTTTTACATCGAAAAAAGAATTAATTTATGTGTTGACTAAAAATGTGTTGACATCGACCTCTGATACTGTATAATATAATATATGAATGAAGAAAATATAGACGCAAGAATAGTAGTTACAGGTGGTTGTGGATTCATAGGATCTCACCTAGTGTATCGTCTTGCTGAGATTGGATTTGATGTCACTGTTGTAGATGATATGCGACAAGGAGATTATGTATTTGATCTTCCCAATGTCAGATATATCTTTGAAGATGTTGCTTGGTGTGATCTTACTGAACGAATGCCACGACCTCTTGCTATCATACATTTAGCAAACAGTCCTAGAGTTCGCAGATCACTTGAAGAGCCAAGAGACACTATTGACAATAACATCACCACAACTACGGCTGTGTGTGATTGGGCAAGACACTGGCAGACATTCTTGTTCTTTGCGACATCTTCTAGCACACAGTATAAAGAATCGGTTAATCCTTACACATGGAGCAAAGCAGCGTGTGAAGGTATTTTAGATTTGTATGAAGAACTTTATGATTTAAAGTTTATGAAAATGTTCTTCTACAATGTGTATGGACCAGGAGAAGCAGACTATGGTCCATACAGTACAGTAATAAGAAAGTTTAAGAAAGACTATTTGGCGGGTGATTCTCTCACTATTTTCGGCAACGGAAGCAAAGAAAGAGACTTCACTCATGTAGATGATGTTGTACAAGGCATACTGCAACTGTTAGTAGATGAAAGACACCTGAAAGAAGTACACTTCGGTAAAGGTGATCCCAAGACTATAATATCAATTGCTCAAGCATTTAACACTTCAATCGTTCACAGTTTTGATAAACCAGGTGAAGCGCAGACTACTATCTGTAAAACACCTTACATAGAATGTCCTAATGATGTCCTCAGTTACATAGATAATTGGGTGAAGGAGAACAAGATTGACAATTAGAGTAGTAAACGAATTTATGGCAAACTCAGAAAAACTTACAGATGTTTTTATCATCACAAAAAAATTCAATACGGCCGCTGAATTCTCACAGCACATTGAACGCAAAGCAATTCATACGAAATCGTCCTGTATTGACGTTCTTATTGAATATTGTACAAAAAATGATGTTGAAATCGAAAGTGCCAATAAGTTAATTAGTACCAGTCTCAAAGAAAAGATACAAGCAGAAGCGCAAGAACTCAATCTTCTTAAGGTAAAATCTAATAAACTACCCTTTTAATATGGAACCATTTGAAGTTTTTAGAATATATCTGTCTTTAAAGTTGCATTTTACAACTAAAGAGTATGATATCACGCAAACAAAAGGCGCTGTTAGAGGCAAGAAGGAAACTTTTTTAAAAAGAAAAGACCTTACCTCTATCCGCAAATTGGCGAGAGACTACACTAAAGAACAAATTATAGACATTCTTGTTGCCAATTTTTCACAGGGTGATAGATGGGGTGGAATATTTGATTCATCTTGTCTAGAAACTTATAAAAAGTGGTTGACAAACAAGCGCAAAATGTTGTATAATTTTAATAATGATCTTGATTTAATTCTTACTAGAATGGAAAAAGAAGAAATCAAATCAGCAATATCAGAAGGCACACATCCTTTAATTTTTAGAATGTATATGGGTCGTGAAATAAGTTTGGACAGCATGGTAATGATAGAAAAGCTTAGACCCTTTGTTGAAGAATATTATGATGATTTTGTCTTACAGGATATATGTCTTTTGATATTAAAGTATAAACCCTTTATCAAATTTGATAAAGATAAAATTAACGCTAAACACATGGAGCAACTAAATTTAGTTTACGGCGATGAGCAAATCAAATAAGTTTAGACCGCAAGAAAAACGCATCAAGCGTGTAGGGAAAAAGCCTGGCAAGAATATTGACAGGGAATTAAAGAATATAAATAAGATTGATACATCAAAGCTGGACGATGTGTTTGAAAATTTATATACGAAGTAATACAACGCAATATAACGCAATACAATCTATACAACGCATACTAGGAGAAAATATATGTCGTTTAATTCACTATCCGATCTACGCAAGGCCCGTGGCAACTTCGATTCACTTATGAAAGAAGTTGAAAAACTTGATACACCTCAGCAAAGCAATCGAGGCGATGATCGAGAATGGAAACCTACGGTAGACCAAGCAGGTAATGGCTATGCTGTTATTCGCTTTCTTCCTGCACCACAAGGCGAAGATATGCCTTGGTCACAACTTTGGAATCACGGATTTCAAGGACCATCTGGTAAGTGGTACATCGAAAACTCACTTACTACACTCAAGCAAACTGACCCTGTATCAGAACTCAATTCAGAGCTTTGGAACAGCGGTGTAGAAGCTAACAAAGAAGTTGCTCGTAAGCAGAAGCGCCGACTATCATATTACGCTAACATTCTTGTAGTAGAGGATTCTGGCAATCCTGCTAACAACGGCAAAGTGTTCTTGTACAAGTTTGGCAAGAAAATCTTTGACAAAATCAAAGACGCTATGCAGCCCGAGTTTCAAGACGAAGATCCAATGAATCCTTTTGACTTCTGGGATGGTGCTAACTTCAAGCTGAAGATTCGTCAAGTAGAAGGCTATCGCAACTACGACAAGTCTGAGTTCTCGGCAGTTAGTCCTGTGTCTGACTCTGATGAAGAGATTGAAGCAATCTGGAACAAGCAGCATTCACTTGCTGAAATCATTGCTCCTTCTAACTTCAAGTCGTATGATGAACTGAAGAAGAAGCTTGACTTTGTTCTTGGATCAGCATCACGAGTAGGCACAGCAGAAAGCATTTCAGCTACTACTGGCGACTTGGCAGACGATGCGTTTCTAAAGGATGTTACGACAGCGGTTGAAAGCAGACAACAAACTGCGATTGATACAGATGACACCGATGACACCATGTCATACTTTGCTAAACTAGCACAAGATGACTAGTCAATAGTCTGTAATAGAAAAAGGGGCTTTGCCCCTTTTTTGTTATCTAGTTCCATTCGATTTGAATTGTGCCAACGAACTGCTGTTTTCTCTACTTGAAGAAGGATTTACGATTATTGGTTGTTGACTTCCACCACCTCCACCACTCGTATTGTTATTTGTAGTATTGTAAATATTTGTAATATTATTTGTAGTAGCATTTCCAGCAGCATCAGTCATATTTGCAACAGCATCCGCAGTTGGTGTAACCGAAACTTGCGCTTCCTGTGAATTTGGCATAATTTCAGCTGAGGTTTGATTTACAGGAGGCTTTTCTGTGACTCCAAATCTAGATTCATCAGCTTGATTGAAAGCCGAACTTTGTACACTTGGAGCAACAGTAGTAGAATCTCCACCGCCGTCTAGCTGGCTAAGTCTTTCTAATACTCGGTTAGTATCTTTTTCTGATAGATCATCGTCAGCAAGTATAGCATTTAGTTGAGCCGTGTCAGAAGTTTCTTTAAGTATATCAGGATTAATTTTACTTTTTCCTACCCAGTTCTTGTTGTACAATCCACTGTCTTCTGCTGCTTCTAGTGCGGCTTCACCTGATGTAGTCGTGGCTGCATCACCTATCATTTCTCCAGCTTTATTTCCCATAAAATAACCTGCTACACCACCAATAGCACCACCTACTACTCCGCCGATAACTGTGCCAACTCCAGGAACAATTGATCCCAAAGCAGCGCCCATAGTAGCACCGGTAGATCCCATTGCTAAAGAACCAGCAAGCCCACCAGTCGCTGCCGTCACTGCTTCTACTTTACCCGAAGTTTCATCTTGCTCCGTGAACATCTGACCAGTTTCTTCATTTATTGCACCAGATTCAACCAGCTGATCGGCTGCGTTGTAATCTTGGTATCCCTCATACACAGAACCTGCTACTGCTAATGGTATTGCTGCCTTACTTGCAATTCTTCCTACACCACCTAGAACTTTACTGGTAGTACTGGCGCTACGAGCAACATCGTCAGCTACGTTTGTTGCTTGTATAGCAGGAAAGCCTCTAGATGCGTTTATTTTGTTTATTCTAGAGTTCTTCGCTGCGCCCTGTAATGGCTTGCCGTTTATATCTAGAAGATCGTCAGGCGAAATGGCAGGTGTCTTTCCTGTAATTCTGCTTCTCATTCTCTGAAAAAGATTTGCTTTTTTTGGACCTCCTGTCATTCCAGGAAGAAAAGATGGTAATCCAAAACCACCACCACTATCTTCTGACATCTTTTTCAATTCTGCTAAAATTTGCTCAAGAAGTTCTACTTTTTTATTATCTAGGGATTCTCTATCAATACCAGAAACAAACGTGTTGCCCCCTTCTGCATTCTTTTCAATTGCTGATGAAGATGGAGTATCGGCTTCTGTTGGTGTAACTCCAAGCTGTTCTACCGAGTTAGCCATTCCACCGATCTGTGCCTTATTCTCCTGTTCAGTTTCTACATCTTCTTTTTGCCTCTTTATGACAGTATTCGCAGAAGGTTTTAAGCCAAACATTTTTTCCATAGTAAATGCTTGTTTAAAGGAATCTTTGAATCCAAGACCCTCGTCTGTTTTCATCAATTTTCGCCATGCGGTGCCACCTACACTTCCTCGACCTACATCACTGGCTAAAGTCTTTTGAGCTTTATCTAAACCAAATTTTTCTACTAGTTCATCACCTTGATCGCCGGCAGCACTTCTTATTCTTTCTACTTGTTTTATTAAGTCTTTGATGGCAGCTACGCTTGCTTTGCCTGTTTGTTGCTGCGCCGCTGCCATTTTTTTCATGAGAGACGCCAATTCTTTCTTTGTTTCATCGCCCTGGTTTTCAATTATGTTTTGTATATCTATTGTATTTTTGCCTAAGCTTTTGGCGATATCAGAAGAGACCTGAGAAATTTTATTTGTTTTTATTCCTGCTGACCTGCCCACATTCATTGCCGATCTAATATTAGTACTAAGTGCCTCTGCACCATCACTAGTAAAGCGACCAGTTGTCGTGTCTCTTACTGACCCGCCGTTAAAACTTGGGTCTAGTACATTTTTAGATACTCTAAGCATTATTGATTACTCTTTTGTTTGTCCGCTTTTTTCTTTAAATGTGTTATTAGCATGCCAACATAAACTTCTCTTTCCCAAGGCATCATATTTTCTAACTCGGTTAAACTGTAATGATGCTCTTGCATTAACAAAAAATTCGTTTTGTAATAATTTTCCATCGAATCTTGAGAAAGAGTTAGCCGAAAAAATGTTCGTACCCATTTATCACAGTACTATTTTTAGTATCACATTCTGTGCAGGTATAGTCAACCTTATGAATCAACGAAGGAATATTTTGAAAGAATTTGGCAGCTTCCTCGAGTACGCTTACTGGTAAACTGTCAATAAATTCTATCATTTCTTCTATAGTTTCTTCTTCTGGCTTTATAATTTCTTCGCCTTGATATACATAATCAATGGAATTTAATAATATTTCTATGTCCGTCAGTTCTTTTTCACTCATTTGAACTTCAGCAGAAGGATACTTTAACATAATTCCCGTATCTTCACTCAACTCTACTTTTTGTTCTGTAATGTCTGGATTACCGATCACTTGAAATTCAGTTAGATCCATATCATAGTTTATTTGAGCTTCACATTTACCACAACTCAATATAAAGGATTGATTGTTTCCTATAGACTTTGACCTCAGCTGCAAAAATATCCATTGTAGCTGATACATTGCAAGACTTTTCGCCTCTATCTTTCCCAGAGAACAATTTTCTACAACTTGACAACAAGCAGAATACATATCTGCTGTTTCTTCGGACGCTGTAGCAAGAGTTAATATTTTATTTTCTTTTACAAGAAAAGGTCTAAATTTAATTTTCCCTTTTATTCCGGGTACATCTAATTCAAAAGTTGGTACATCAATTACAGGTAATGCCATTATATTCTCCAATAGTAGTATAATATATTATTTTAATTTGGACCGCCGTCTCCAATAGGATCTATTCCTACGTCATCGTAAATTCTTACCCATTTTTTAGCAGAAAAAGAAATTGTCATTCTCATAAGTCCTTGGTTGCTCCAAGAAACTGGTGTCAAGTTGATTAGTTTAGGCGTTGCATCAATTAATTTCCATGCAGCTAGAACATCATCTTTGGTGCTTAGTGATTTTATAGTAATATCTGCTACATAGTCAGTATAATATCTGACTTCTTTACTATTTGGATTTGCAGCAAGTGAGATCCAATCTTCAAATAATTCTCTACCAGAAAACAATTCATCCACCAAGAAGGTAAACGACATTTCTGTCGTTAAAAATTCTACGTTCTGAGTTCTATATTCTGTCCACGCACCTATCTTTATGGGCAAGTTAGTTGCTGCAATACCAGGTATTTGAGCCTCTTCACAATACATGCTTATCGTTCGCATATAATCTGGTGAAGTACCTATCAAAGGCGGAGGTAAATTGAATACAACCTCAAATCTATCAGATCGAGGAGTGTGTTGAGTTCTTATCTGCGTTAAGAAATTTTCGTATTTGGTCTGTGACTTAGCCATCTATTATATCTCTACTCTCTCGCCAAACTTGTTGGTTCGAGGCTCCTTGGAAGTTTTGTGTTGGCAAAAATATAGATGCTTTCCAATGTTCTGGGTCTACTTTTAAGAATCTACTGTTTACTTGGCTGTACAGATATTTTTTTATTGTTGGCTGCACACCAGGAAACTTACTGAAAGATTTTAGCATACTCCATTTAACTTCGATCTTGCTCTTATCTGTCAGTTGCTTGTCGGTATAATTCAACAGTTCGCCCAGAAGTTTTGCTCTAAGCAAAGGTGGAAGATAATGTAAATTGAGTCCTACAAATCCACCAGGTGTATCATCAAATGGCAAACACAGTGGGAACTGATCCCAATACGGTAACGTGTCTTTGTGTTTGGGATCATACACATACATGTACAGATTGCCAGGCTCTAAACGATTAGTGAATTCACCAATGTCTGAGCGAGATGCGTCACCAAAACTTCTGATGTTGCCCGCAACTTTACGGACAGCATCTTGATACCAGCGGAAGGATCGATCATTGCCGCCAGTGTTTGTTTGTATGTTTTCAAAAGGATTAGCCATAATACTATTTATAACTATATACCGAGTTCTTTCTCAGTAATAATCATGAACTCCCAGTTGCGATCAAGACAAAATTCTTTTGCGGCTTCCCATTTAGCAAGATTCACTCCCCATTGTTTGACTTCGTTGATGAATCTTTTTGTTTTACGAGAAGGTCTTTTTGGCTCTTGTGTAAAACGCTTTGGCTTCACCTCAACTAGACACATTCTTACTTTTTCTTTACTTCGAATCTTCACAATAAAGTCTACAAAATACCGATGAATCTTGTTATCTAGCGGTGAACGATACGGTATTACTATCTCTTCGCTGCCCCATTCTAATACTGAGTCGCTTATATCGCACCAATTCATAAACTTCAACTCGTAGCTAGACCTATATGTTATGCTTCTCACATTACCTTTGTATTTTGCTGGATTTCTTGGCTGAAATCTTCCTGAATAAACTTCTTTCGAATATGTCATGTACTAAACTTTTGTCCGTTATAAATAAAATAAACTAGAACACTATTTATCTATCAGGAATTGAACAATGGCTACTATTGTAACTAGAGCTGGCAAAGCATCTGCACTCACAACGGCAGAAATGGATGCTAATTTTACAAATTTGAACGATGAGCTTGCGGCGGTAGATGTTAGTGGTAAGCTGGATGCCGCTAACGGTACTGCTACCGGAACTTTGAACGCAGCTAATATCACTGCTACCGGAGATATTTCAGCGGACAACATCACTGCGGATCTTAAAGGTTACGGCGAAGTAATGCTGACAACTGCTTCTGCAACTGGTGCTATCAGTCTAGACTTATCTGCTGCTAATATCTTCAGACTAAATCTTACAGGAAACGCTACTGTAACTTTTACTAATCCTCCTGCAGCGGGTTCTACTTCGGTTGCTACTATTATTGCAATTCAAGATGGATCTGGTGGTCATACAATTACGTGGACAGACGGTGCTTATGCCGGCGGTGTTGTTCCTCCTGCTACTACTGGCGCCAATGATGTTGATATTTGGACAGCATTTACATATGACCAAGGCACGTCATATGTTGTTTCTCTATCTATGAAGGATGTTAGCTAATGCCAATTGGTAAGTTTGGTCTAGAAAAAACCTGGAGAGCTAGTGGTACTGGTACTACTACCGTCACTGCTTCTGGTAATTTTGATGTGCCATTCGGAAAACATGATATCACAGTAGAGGGCAAAGGCGGCACAGGTACAGCAGCAGTTCCTTCCAATGTGGCATCATACAATGCAGGTGCGGCGGGTAATCCTGCAACATACAATGCACCAACACCAGGTAACGTAGCATCATACAATGCAGCTACGCCGGGTAACGTAGCATCATACAATGCAGACTCTGGTGGCAATATCGCTACTTACAATTCAGAGACTGCGGGTAATCCTGCAACATACAATGCACCAACACCTGGATCTGCGGCATCATACAATGCACCAACACCTGGATCTGCGGCAACATACAATTCGCCAATTGCTGGCACTATATCAACATATAATCCTGCAACTGGGGGAAATGTTGCGACATATAATTCTTCATCAGGAGGAAATCCTGCAACATACAATCCAGTAACATACAATGCACCAGGAACTACACCCGGTACCGTAGCATCATACAATCCAGTAATATACTCACCTGGTGGAGTTGTACCTGGAAATGTTTCAAGTGGCGGTACCGCTGCAACATACAATGCACCATCAGGTTCACCAGGAACTGTTTCAGGTGGCGGTACCGCTGCAACATACAATGCACCAGTATAAACAGCAGGAACGGTTGCATCATTTAATCCAGTAACATACAATGCACCAACATTTTCACCAGGAACGGTTGCATCATATAATCCAATAATATACAATCCGGATACTTACGTTCCACCATCTTCAAATGGCGGTAATGCTGCAACATATAATGCACCATCATTTTCACCAGGAAATGTTTCTGGTGGTGGCACCGCAGTGACCTACAATACATTTACACCACCAGGGCCTGCAACATACAATGCACCAACACCTGGATCTGCGGCAACATATAATGCACCAACACCTGGATCTGCTGCAACATACAATGCACCAACACCTGGATCTGCTGCAACATACAATGCACCAACACCGGGTACTGTAGCTTCATACAATTCAGGTGCTTCTAGTAATCCTGCAACATACAATCCAGAAATATCAGGAAATCCTGCGTCATACAATTCGCCAATATCTGGTAACGTGGCTAGTTATAATGCAGACGTAGCAGGAAATATAGCGAGTTATAATTCAGCGGCCGGAGGTAATGTAGCAACATATAACTCTGCTCAGCCAGCAGTCGCTGGTCAACCTGCAACCGCAATGGGAGTGACTTTACCAGGATCTAATGTTGGCGGAACAGCAGCACCATATACACCTCCACAAAAAGTATCTTACTATGATTATCCAGATTCAGATACTTATCCGGTCACTGTGACTGATGGCGGTAATGTAGTAATAAAAAGCAATTGACAATCATCTAAATATGATGTAGAATTGTATATATTATTTAAAAAGTGAAAAATTATGACCGGAATAAACAAGTATTTAGGTACTTTCGAATGCTATGCTCACATGAATCGAGCATTCACGGAAGAAGAAGTTGAAAAGATACGGGAGATAGAAGAACTACAGAGCTTTCAAAAAGGTACAATTAGCAGTAAGCTCTCAGGCACCGCCTTAAAGAAAGCAAGAGATTCAGATGTATTCTTTATGGACCATGATGAAAATACTGATTGGTTGTATCAAAGAATGTCCTACCTAATAGCGCAAGCTAACCACGATCACTTTTTATATAATGTAGATGACTTTGGTCCCATGCAATATACTAAATATAAAAAAGATGGTCACTACTGTTGGCATTGGGACGTATTCTTTGGTTGGCAGAAAAATGCTAGGAAAATATCAGTAGTAGTATTTTTGAATGAGCCAGAAGATTATGAAGGCGGCGAGTTTGAAATAGTTACTAATGGCAATCTAGATGAGATTAAGAAACTAAAACCTTTAAAAGGCGATGCACTGTTTTTTGCGTCTTGGATGCCACATCGAGTTTTACCGGTAACTTCTGGTGAAAGAAATACACTTGTGACTTGGGTTACTGGTCCTAGAGAATCGTAATGTTTAATTTTTTGAAGAGAAAAGAAAAGCCTATAATTGAGTTTTATTGTCATCCAAATGTCGAAGGTACTATTCCAGCTCCAAGACCAGCAAACAAACATGTGCCAGATTGGTTTAAAAGCATACCACCTACAATGACTGGACGTGATGCTAGAAATAGAAAAGGCCTGACTGCAAAAAAATGTATGCCAATGTTAGATGCAATGACACTAGGCTATGTCATACCACTCTGCGGCGACCTTGGATTAAAGTCATCTGAGGACTGCGGCACTATTGAAGTTTTTAATCCTGAACCTATGAAATTGGCTGAGTTTCATACTCTAGATCAACTAGGACCAAAAGCTCCGGGTATGCCAGCGCCGCCAGTAAAATTTATTAATCCATGGGTTATAAAAACAGCACCCGGCTGGAGTACTTTAATAATTCCATTAGTGAACAACAGTCTTGCAAATCCTCACTTCACCTGTTTGGGTGGTCTGGTAGACACAGATACTTATCCTAAAGAGATTAACTTTCCTGCTGTTTGGCACACTCCAAATTTTGATGGCTTTCTACCGTCGGGCACTCCATTAGTACTAGCTATACCTATAAAGAGGTCTTCTGTTCCTAGAGAATGCGTGACTAGACCGATGACAGACAAAGAATTCAAAGATATTGATCTTTTACACAGAAGGCAATCCAATAAAATAAACGTCTACACTGATGAGTTGAGAGAGAAAAGAAAATAATGTTTTCAATATTCAAAAAAGAAAAAGACATTGAGTTTGTAGACGTAACTAGAAATGCGTATCTAGATTTTCCTATCATGATGGCGAAAGATGTGCCTGTACTGGGAAAAGATGAGAGAATAGAGAAGTATGGCGTGAACACGTTTGTACATTGTCCTGGTATGGTAGATTACGCTAAATTAGGATATGTCATACCTGCTTGGTGTGATATGCGTATTAAGGCAAACAAAGCGGGAGTTGTTGCCACAATTGGAGACAATAAGAGAGGCACTAGAGGATTTCATCTGCCCAAAAAAATGGATCATACCATCGTTGATGGTATTTTTGAGCCAGAAGATGACGTTCCATTAACAGTTCTGCATATAGGTGCACCTTGGAACATTTTTGTCAATAAGAATATATCTGCATTAATACTTCCTGCTACTTATCATTCGAAAATTTTCGATGATTTACATGTTTGGCCAGGAGTAGTTGACTACAAAAATTTCACTACTGCTAATCTGATTTGTACTCCTAAGCGTAAGTGTGAACTAACCATCAAAGCTGGTGAACCACTTCTACATATTATACCTTTTCTTAATACTCATTTAGAAGGTGGATATGGACCAGGTACAGATCAACAGGTAGATAAAAGTAGAAATACTATTTTGGGAGGAGACTCTCAATATTACAGAAAATTTCTTTCTGTCAGAAAAATATTTAGACTGGATAAAAAAGAATGAAAATATTCGTTAGTGTAGTATCATTTAGAGATCCTTTGCTGAAATACACTATTAAAAGCTTACTGGAAGAACAGTCGGGCGACAATGAAATTATAATTGGGATATTTGAACAAACAAAACTAGAAGATAGTCTGGTTTCTATTGAAAAGAAACTCATAGAAAACCCTAATATCAGATACAAAAGAATTGAGCCTGAATACGCAGCAGGAGTAGTTTGGGCAAGAAAAATAAATGCAGCTCAGATAGAAGATGAAGATTTTTTATATCAAGTTGATTCTCATATTGTTTACGACAAAGACTGGGACCGATACTTATTACAAGACTGGGAGCTTGCTAGACAAAAAACAAACAGCTCTAGAGTAGTTCTAACTGCCGCATGTCATAATTACAGTCTTGATGCTGCTGGTATTCCCCATAAACTGTCAGACAAAAATAATCCTCTTGCTACTTCTGCCAAGTATTTTACTTTTCAGAAACACAACAGAATGCCAGCAGCACATGGCGAATGGATACCAAAAACTGATGATGTAATGCCAGCTATTCATATTTTTGCAGGCAATTTTTTTGCTCCTACACGATGGGTTGATGATGTTGGATATGATGCTAGAATATTCTTTGAAGGCGAAGAGCATTATATGGTAATGAAATCTTTCATACAAGGCTGGCATCTATATCACCAAAGAGAAATGCATTGCTATCACTATGATGGATCAAATGATCATGTAACAAAACACTGGATTGATCCTGTCACTGATAACTATTCGAATATGATGGTAAAGGGATTAGTGTATTGGAAAAAATTTATTGACAGCATCTCGGAAGAAGACTTAAAAAAATATCATGAATACTCTGGAGTAGATTATATTAATTGCATAATTGAAGAAAGAGCGTTTACTCGTCAAATTATAGATCCTCATGCAACTGGCACACCGGACTCAGAAGATTAGTAATACATTAAATTCCTGTTATAAATAAAGAAAACGATTCTGCATACAGGAATTAAAATGAACGATACCGTAAGAACTCCTACCGGGCAACAGCGAAATAGAACCTCTGCGGCACAGAGGGCTGCAGACAATGGAAAAATTTCACAAGAACAAGCTAATGAAATGCGTTTCATTCAAGATGCTGCGCCAGCTGAGGAAGATAATTCAGGGACTATATTTGACGGAAAAAATAATCATGATACTGAAAATCTGTCTGATATTAGTCAAGAAGATCAAGATAACCTAAAGAAATACGTTTATACTACAGTCAAAGCATTTGAATATCCTTTGCGGCTAGGCGAATCTACCAACAACTCAGAACCAGAGCATCTTCATAGTGTTCGATTTACTGCTCTTGCAAGAGAAAATAGTAGAGTGGCGCTGGCGACAAATTCAGCAATAGACGAAGAAAACAAAAGCTGGTTTGGATCAGACTATGCTGATTATGGCGTTAGTGGTAGTCTAGAAGCGGTCGACAGAACAGAACAAAATAGATTAAGTGCAGAACAAGCCGGTGCTTTGGCTTTATTATCAGGCGGCGCCGCCGGTGCTGCGTTAGGAGTAAAACTAGCTGGAAAGATCGGCGAAGGTACAAATGCAATTGGAAGTACTCTTGGATTTATTGGTGGTGCAGGCGCCGGCGTTGGTCTTGCAGCAGGCGTGGTAGAAAGAGTAAGAACGGTAAGAACTCTCGGTTTGATTGATTTATATATTTCTCAACCACCAATAGCTAGATACAGTGCTAACTGGGAAAACAAAGAACTTGGCGCTCTCGCTGGAGCTGCTGGTGCTGTCACTGATGCAATTCAGAACAGCGATATGAGTCAGTTACTGTCAGCTGGCACAGGAGTTGGTGAGCTTGGAATACGAAGTGCAATTAAAGCTGCCGCATCTTTACCGTCTTCACTAGGCATCACCGGGGAAATTGGGGCAGGGGTTGATCTCGCATCAGGAAAAACACCAAACCCATATAAAGAACAGCTATTTACAAGTATGGGATTTCGTCAGTTTGCGTTTAACTACAAATTTGCTCCAAGAAACAACGCAGAGTATGAAAATGTTAAGCGAATTATTGAACTTTTTAAATATCATATGCATCCTGAAAATGATCCTACTGGACTTTTCTTAGAATATCCTTCCGAGTTTGAAATAGAATATTGTTATAGGGGTGACATTAATCCCCACTTAAATAAAATATCTTCGTGTGCGCTTACTGATATGAAAATCACGTATGGCAATCAAGACGCTTTTACCACTATATTAAATACCGGTGGTGTGCCCGCTGAAATTAATGTAGAGTTGGCGTTTACTGAACTCGAAACTCTAACGAACAACAGAATAGCGGATGGTTTCTAATGTTTTTTAAAGCAATGCCCAAAATATCGTATAAGACTGGCGATAAAACAATACTAACTAAAGACATTTTTAGAAGAGTCGGGTTAGATAGAAAGAAGAACAATAAACTAGCAGTAAATGCGTACTACATAAAAGATGGAGAAACGCCAGACATGTTGGCGAATAATTTTTATGGTAGTTCAAAGTACCATTGGATACTTCTCATCGTTAATGATATTGTAAGTGTGAATGAAGAGTGGCCAAAAAATCAAGAATTGATGTTCACATATACTGAGTCTAAGTATGGAATAGGAAATGCATCACTAGATCATCACTATAGGCTTACGTCAGATATTTCAATAATAGTAGATCACGATGCAGATGCCATAACCGATGGCACAATAGAAGCAGTTTCAAATTTAGATTATGAACTTCAATTGAATGAAGAAAAAAGACAAATCTTTGTATTGAAACCTGAATTTCTAGCAGAGTTTATTGTTTCTTATAAATCATTGATGGCGCAATAACATGGAAGATGAAGTTCTCATACATGCTGGTGATTATAAGATAGAAAAGCTTATTATTACCAGTCTCAGTACAGAAAGTAGTGCTGATATTACAGAATTTATGATAGAGATAAATCTGTATGAAGACTTGTTTTCGCCTTGCATGACTGGAAACTTGATTCTTGCCGATGCTGCAAACTTGATATCAAATTTACCTATTCTTGGTAACGAATATATCACAATGAAGATACGGACTGTTAGCTTGGAAGATACGCCAGACAATGTAATTGAAAAAACATTTCAAGTGTATGCAATATACGATAGAATTCTGAATGATGATCGTTCGCAGTTTTACAATATTTCTTTTATGTCTATCGAAGGATATGAACAACAAACAGCCACGATAACAAAATCTTATAATGATACTACTGATAATATAGTTTCAAGTATATACGAAGAATACATGAAATATGATAGACAGCTGGTTATAATGGATACTCCACATACAAGAAAAGTAAAATACACATCGAATTATTGGTCACCAGTAAAAAATATAAATTATGTATCAAAGAAAGTAAAAGGTAATTCTTTATTAGGTTCTGATTACCTCTTCTTTGAATCAAATAAAGCGTTTTATTTTGCAAGTGTCGAAAGTTTAATATACTCACAAAGAACCGGCGGCGTGTTTGACGAATATGTTCTAGAAAGAAACGGCGCAGAGATGCCAAGAAGAATAACTGACTTAGACTTTGTTGGAAATAGAATGCCAGATTCTATGACTAAAATTGAAAACTTGAAAATGTTGACTACAGTAGATGTGATCGATGGAAATAATAAAGGAGCATTTGCTTCTAGTGTGGACGGTTACGATTTATATACTAAAAAAATAATTCAACAAAATTTTGACTTTGTGAAAGATATGGGGAAATTTACAAAGACTGGTCCCACTAACATTTTACCACAAAACATAAAGCGCAATCCAGCAACAAAGAAAGATTTTTATTCTTTCAATTCTGGATTGTACAACGATTATGGACTGTCTGATGAAGAAGATTTGCCAGATGGTTCAACCGCAAGCTATGTCGCTGATAGAATTCTTTTCAGACAAAACTATTTGAATTCGTTTGACAATTATAAATTTGAAATGACAATACCAGGAAGAACTGACATACAAGTAGGGCATGTAATAAGTCTATTACATCCTTCAGCAGAGCCACCATCTGATGATTTGACTACTGTATTGGATCCTTTATTATCTGGACTATATATTATTTCAGCAATACATCATAAAATTAATGCAGATAGACATGTTATGCAAACAGAACTAATTAAAAATGGTCTTTCTTCTTCGCCCGAAAACGTAGAGTCAAACGGAGAAGAAGATGTATCCTAATTTTAAGTGGTGGATAGGTGTAGTCGAAGATAGAGTCGACCCTGCTCAATTAGGAAGATGTAGAGTACGCATCATTGGATATCATACTGAAAACTTAGCTGATTTGCCCACTACAGATTTGCCGTGGGCAGTTCCTATTATGCCTATGACTTCGGCTAGTATTTCTGGTGTAGGTGAAACACCTTCGTTTGTAGAGGGTAGCACTGTAGTTGGTTTTTTCAGCGATGGAGAAGATGAACAAGTTCCTGTAATATTTGGCACGTTGCCAGGTAAACCAAGAAATAAAAGAAGTAGCGATAAAGGATTTGCTGACCCTAATGAAGTTTATCCGAGAGAAGGCGAAAGTGGCCTCAACGGACTACAAGAGCCCGATCTATCAAGACTTGCAAGAAATGCTGTGGCAGAAGGACACTTAACTCTTACAAACAAAAGAGCAACAAGACAAGAGGCAATTCCTAGAGCATCAGCTCCTCATATTGATTCTATTCAATCAGACAAAGCGGGTGCGGTGTACGACAGAGAGATTTGGGAAGAACCGCATGCTAGATTTGGCGAAGACGGTTGGATGTATAATGCAGCAAATCAAGAACCAAATTATGACAACAAAACATCTGCGTATCCATATAACAAAGTAACTGAAACTGAAACTGGTCATGTGTTTGAAGTAGACGATACGCCAAACAATGGCAGAATACACGAGTATCATAATGCGGGCACTTTCTATGAAATCCAAGCAGATGGCTCAAAGATAACAAAGGTTGTTGGTGACGAATACGAAATCACCCTGAAAGATAAAAAAGTATACATCAAAGGATCGTGTGATGTTACCATAGGAGGCGATGCGAAATTGCTCGTCACGGGTGACATGTATCAAGAGATCGGTGGAAATCTTTTCACTTCTGTGGGTGGTGATAGGATAACAAAGGTTGTCGGTAATGATATGACAGAAGTGCTGTCTGGTCAAAGCACAAATGTCTCTCGTAGTAGCTCGTTTAGAACTGGCGGTAATCATACAGATACTATTATTGGAGATAGAACTGAAACTGTTGCTGGTAATAAATTTGGTACAGTTGGGGGAAATCTTTCATCTATAACTGTTGGGTCTGCAAATCACACTTCTATATTGGGCTGCAAGATAATGAGTGCGACAGGAAATTTAAAACTACTAGCACCAATCGGCACTTTCAAAGCTGCTAGTTTAAATATGTCGCTCAAGGCTACGTTAAATCAAACTATGACTGGTTCTGTACAATTAGTAGAAGCAAAATCTTTGCAGACTTTTTCATCGTTAGGAGCGCAAGTATTGCTATCAACAGCACAGCAGACTATCGCACCTGCTAGAAGTATTATTGGTAATACTACACACACAGGCAACTATACAGTGATTGGTGTTGCAAGCGGAACAATCGTGAGACAAGGCGCAATTGTATTAGGAACCCATAAACATCCGGCTAATATGACACCGCCGGTACCTTAGGAGTAATATATGAGTTTATGTGGAGCTACTGAAAAACTAGTAGAGCTTACTGACAGTATTTTAACAAAAGATGAGTTGATAGACAAAGCTATCGATAAGCTACCTATAACTCCAGCTCAAGGCCAGTCTATTCAAGACGCAATTGAAATTGCTCTTATTGCAACAGACGCTGCTGCTTTGCAGTCTATAGTTATTTCTAAGCTAAAAGAATATGTACCTGAGATTGAATTACCAGAAGAAATAAAAGGATTGCAAGCTGATATAGAATCTTTTGCGTCCGACATCTTAACAGCAAAACTGGCGGCAGATGACTTAAAAAATGAAGTGTCAAATCTAAAAACAAAATACAGCGGGTTAGATTTGGGCGATGTGGCAATCGATGATATTCCAAATTTGTTAAAGACTGGTGCATTAGACTTAAACAATCTGTGCCAGAAGATACCAAATTTTGAAGAAGACGGCGCCGGATTCATTTTAAAAGGTACTCCAATCACTACTCCAAAAAAGAGTGCTATTGCTGATTTATTAGGCATACAGATACCAGAAGTAAAAGATTTTGTATATAGAATTGATGCAGTCAAACAAGCAAAGGGCAAATCTTTTATTAATGTTAATATACCAGATTCTATAGGGTTATAACAAAACTGTTATAAATACGATTATGGCAAACGAATCATTAAAAAAATCAAGACTCTATAAAGACTTGGATTTAAGCTTTACTGCTAATCCTGCTACGGGCGATGTCGCAAAAAAAATAGATGTGAATGCGGTAAAGCAATCTTTAAGAATATTAATGCTTACTAACTTCTACGAGAGGCCGTTTGATCCTAAAAAAGGAGCAAATTTGAGAGGGCTTTTGTTCGAACCCATGAGCAAACTGTCTGCAAATCTTATTTCGAAAACTTTGCAGAATTTAATACAGAGCTATGAGCCAAGAGTTAGAATAGAAACTATGACAGTTTTTCCTAGTGTGGATGAAAATTCATATATGGTTAACCTCACATTTTTTGTTGTGGGTATTGCTCGCCCTCAAACACTTACAGCAAATTTAAAAAGATTAAGGTAAAAAAATGGCACAACTTAATGTATCAGAATTAGACTTCGATAATATCAAGCAGTCGTTAAAATCGTTTTTGATAGAATCAGGCGAGTTTAGTGACTACGATTTTGAAGGTTCTGCCCTTTCTGTATTGTTAGATACCCTATCATATAATACTCACTACAATGCAGTTCTTGCTCATATGTTGGCAAATGAATCCTTTTTAGATTCAGCAATTAAGCGAAGTTCTGTTGTGTCTATAGCAAAAAGTTTGGGCTACACTCCAAGATCGAGAAGATCGGCCACTGCATATGTTGATCTGTCTATTACTCCATCGGCATCAAATACTGCTATAAACTTTACCCTGTTAAGAAATATTCCATTTACTTCTACTCTCGACGGGACTAGTTTTACTTTTTATCCAAGTACCGATACTTCTACTACTCTACAAACTGTAGATGGAGTAGATAAGTTTGTTTTCAATGATCTAGCCATTAAAGAAGGCACTCGTGTTACAAATCGATTTATCATCGACACAAATAATCTTTCTGGTCCATTGACAATTCCAAATATGAATGTAGACACCACTACATTGCGGGTTCGTGTTCAAAAATCTGGTACTGATGCGACTATTGAATCTTATAAATTAAGCACTGGCGTATTGGATTTGAAGAGTACTACTGCTGCATACTTTATAGAGGAAGGTGTTGATGGTAAATATGTTATTCGATTTGGAGATGACGTATTTGGTAAAAAATTAAGCACTGACAACATTGTATTAATTGATTATCTCGTTACATCTGGATCGGCTGCAAATAAAGCAAAAACATTTACAATAGCTGCCACATTGACGGGTGGAGTTGATGAGATAAAATCTTTTGATAGTGCAAATACCATTATCGCTTCTGGTGGCGCTGAAAAGGAAAGCATAGACAGTATCAGAAAAACAGCACCAATATTCAACCAAACAAGAGAAAGGGCAGTATCTGCTACAGACTATCGCAGTCTCATATTGGCATCAAATCCTAACATACAATCTTGTTCAGTATGGGGAGGAGAAAACAATGATCCACCTATTTATGGTAAAGTGTTTATTTCTCTGGATCCGGTTGAAGGCCAAATCATAACTGATGACATTAAAAATACAATTGAAACTAGTATAATTCAGCCCAGAGCCCCTGTTGCAGTTTTACCAGAATTTGTTGATCCTGAGTACACCTATATAGGACTAAAAGTTGGCATAGCATATGATCCATCTACTACGAGCTTATCTTCAGGTGAACTGACAGCAGCAGCCAACTCAGCTATCATAAATTATTTTTCTACTGACTTGAATCAGTTAAATAAGAATTTTTACTATTCTCGTATACATAATGCAGTTAAAGCAGTGTCTCCTTCTATATTGTCGGTGAATGTAGTTCCAAGTTTACAGAAAAGACTTCTTACTGAGCTAGGAATATTTGCAAACTATAGTTTTACTTTTAATAGTAAGATTCAGCCAAGAGAACTTCACAGTACATGGTTTACATTAGACGTAGCCGGCAGCAATTATCAAGTTAAACTGCAGGATTTTCCTAACGCTGGCGTAGTATCTCCCGCTTACAGTGGACTTGGAATTGTGAATGCGGTAGATGCGAATAGCAAAAAAATACAGAGTGTAGGAACAATAGACTACGATACTGGAAAACTTACGTTAAATGCAATGAAAATTGTTTCATTGTTTGGCACTGATACTACGCTTAAAATTAAAACTAGTCCACATGCTGATGTTAAAGATATTTCTACTAGTACTTTAACTAGACAGTCTGATGTTTCTACTGGAGCAGTTGTTGCAAAACCAGCAAAAAATACTATACTAACTTTGAATCGAAGTTCTCTTAATAGTATTACAGGTGAAAGAAAAGGAATTGAAATAATAGCAACAACCGAAGTCGCAGGTTATTAATGTCTAATCAAATTCCAGATTTTCTCAAGTATGTAGCAAGCATAAAAATTATTAATGGCGGCTCTGGTTTCTCAACCCCGGTCACTATAACTATTTCAGGTGGCGGTGGAACTGGTGCAACTGCTACTGCTGATGTATTAGATGGAGTAATCCATGCAATACACTTAACACACATAGGTGAGAATTATACTTCTGCGCCTACAGTAACAGCTACTGACGGAATTGGATCTGGTGCTGTATTTGAAGCAACTCTGGGTTTCGCAACTGGAAATCCTACTATATATGATGAGAAAACTTCCTCTAGTATTAAGTACACGTTACCAGAATTTATCAGAGATGACTATCCAAAATTTATACAATTCATTGAAAAATATTATGAATACATGGATTCTGCTGGCAACCCTATAAATTTACTGCTCAATAAAAAATATTCAGATATTGATGATTTAGAAACCGCAGAACTCAATAAAAGATTTCTTGAACTTGCCAGTGACTATCCTCAACTTCTTCAGGCAGATAGAAAAACTGTATTAAAAAACATAAAGAACATATACGAGTCAAAAGGATCGGAACGGTCCATTAAGGCCTACTTCAAGCTACTATACAACGAAGAAGTTGACGTATATTATCCTAGTAGAGATATACTCAGAGCATCTGATGGAGTTTGGACAGAAGAAACTTCTGTCAGGGCATCTGCGGGATATGATAACTATGAGGTGTCAAACTTAAACGGCACCTTAGCTGATATAATATATTATGAGACTATTGGATCTGTAACTTTTCCAAGAACTATTCCAATAACAATACCCAGAGTGTCAAAAATAGCTCATACTTCACCTCAAGTTTATGAAGTAGCTATAAAATTACCAGAGAGTATAACAGAAATTCCAGGTCCAGGAGCAGATGCTACTGCTGAAGTTGTAGTTAGTGCTGGTGTAATTACATCGATAACTGTTACTAACGGAGGGTTGGGGTATATTGCAGCTCCCGTTATTGAAATTTCTGGCGGCACAGGCGCTGAATGTAGAGCGGTTGTCACTAATGGAGTAATAACTTCGATAGTTGTTAATAACGGAGGTACTGGGTATACTGGAAGTTCTGTTGTTACATTCAATACCGATTCTGTTAGAACATTTATTGTAGAACGTGGTGGATCTTCCGCAGAGTCAAATGTAAAAGCATATATTGACAGAGTAGTTGTGTCCGTGACTACTGGAACTTATTCAGGATCAAATGCTGGTTTTATTGCTGGCCAAATTTATGCAAATTTGAATGAAAGTGGACAAACTTCACAAAATGCAATAATAAGAATTGAAGCGTTGGACGCAAAAAATTCTCCTTCTGCTTGGGCTATAATTAATCCAGGTAAACGATACACCAAATCTCGATTTAACATAACTATAGGATCTAGAATAAGAGAGACTGTAGTAATAACTTTAAATACAGGTTATCTATTTAGAGAACAAGGAAAATTTAAAGACGATAGAGGTAAGTTGTCTAATGTTAATAGAATACAAGATAACTACAGATATCAAAGTTATTCTTATATAATAAAAACAGGTTTAGCTGAAACTGAATGGAAAAAAAGATATAAAGATTTGATGCATCCTGCGGGCCTAGAAGTTTTTGGTGATTTAATTATCTCCAACAATATAGCACTGGGTGGATTCTTTGACATATTATCAGAAGGTCTTCATATTCATGCTTTCGAGTTGCAAGATTATGTAACTGGAACAGAAGTATTCACACGAGTAGTTCAATGGTACAGAGATTTTAATGATGTTACCACTCACAGTGACAGCGAATTCTTTACCATAGGTAAAAATATTGTAGACGTTTCTGTTATAAGTGACGATTACATACAAGATTATGTATTAGAGAGTGACTACTTACCATTAAACTATACCGGCTCAGGTATAAGTAAGTTTGTAGAAAAAGTTTTAATTGACACTGCTACGCCAATAGATACTTTCGCTCCTGTATTGGAATACAACAGATCGCATGCAGACACGACACTTGCAAGTGAAATTTTCTCTGCAGGAATTTCTAGATTAGAATCAGACGCTGTGTCAACTATAGATGTATTGACGTACCTGATGGACTTGGGCTTACCTATATCTGATACAGTTTCAATTTCTGATGATTATGATCAAGAGTATGTAGAAGCTGGATACGTACCATTATACTATATTGGTTCTGGTATGAGCAAAGTAGTAGGAAAGTCAATTGATGAATCAATAAGTACTACAGAAGTGTTTGAACGTGTTATAAATACATCTACAGATATACTAGAAACCCTTGTGGTAAGTCAACAAGTTGTAAAAACTTTATCACTAACTAAAACTGAGTCTGTTAGCGCATCAGCTTCTGGTGTACTATCAATATCAGACTATGCTCCTACGTACTTCGGCGAAGACTACGTTGGTGAGCATCGCAATCTTTAAAAAATACGGAGAAATAAAATGATCAAGAAAGACAGCACAAAAGCGACTGGTAAAGTCAATGTTGTAGTAAGCGATGCAAATGGAAAAGTCAAACAAGACTTTACTGTTTCTAATTTAGTTGTCGATGCTGGCTTAGCTCACATTGCCAAAGCTCTAGAAGCAAATCCAGCACCCACTGCTATGTCACACATGGCAGTAGGAACAGGTACTACCGCAGCCGCAGCCGCAGATACTACGCTAGAAACAGAAGCGGCAGGTGGTCGTGTTGCTTTAACTTCAACTACTGCTACTGATAACAGTGTTGCTTATGTTGCATCTTACGCTGCAGGCGTTGCAGCAACAGCTCTAACAGAGGCTGCTATTTTTAATGCTTCATCAGCTGGTACTATGTTATGCCGTACAGTGTTTCCCGTGATCAATAAGGGTCTAGCAGATACTATGACAGTTACGTGGACCGTTACAATCTCTTAATAGGTAAAACTAGTGGCAACAATATTACTTTCTAAGCTGGCTAGGGTCGAATTAGCAAGATCCTTTCTCAGAGAAATAAAAAATGTAGTAGACGATGACAATAATAAGTTATTCGACTACTACCATTTTGCCTTTGGCAGGACAACTGCATGGGCAGATGAAGAGACTCCAGAAGATCCATATGACTCTGAAAAATATCTGAAACAATTTAGAAATAATATATTATTTACTCAACCAATCACAGTTGCGGATTCTTGTAATTTGATACCAAGGAGAGATTGGGATAGTACAGGAGAAACAGTATACGATTCGTATGATGATGATTATTCTCCAACGAATCTTGCTGCATCTGGCGCTACTACATTAGCAGACGCTAAATTTTATGTAATGACAGATGATTTTAGAGTGTACAAATGCATAGACAATAATGGCGGTGTTTTCAGTACTGATAAACCTATTCACACCACGACTGACATATATGAAAGTTCTATTGACGGATACAAATGGAAATTTATGTTTCAAGTGTCTTCTTCTGACCAGAACAAATTTTTAGATGCTTCGTATATTCCTGTCAGAAAAATAACTATAGACAATCCATATTATGGTGACATAAACGGAGAAGTAGATTCCATTAATATTACCGACGGCGGCACTGGATATTCATCTACTCCCACTGTGGTAATACAGGGAGATGGAGTCGGAGCAGAAGGAACTGCTGTAATGTCAGGCGATGGGCTATCGGTTGCAAGCGTGACTCTTACTAGTGCAGGTTCTGGATATTCTTATGCATTTGTTGAGTTTATTGCTGCTGGACATCCAGATGCAGATAGAGCTGAAGGCACTGTTTCTCTTGGAGACACAGACAACGAAATTGTCTTACAGGCGACAATAGAAGATGCTGCAATTGAAGGAACGATTGAAAGAATAGTCATTGCTTCTGCTGGAAGAGATTATGTAGTTGGAGATACCTTCGTAAGTGTAGTTGGTGATGGCCAGATAGAAGCAACAGCAACAGCGACTGTAGCTGCTGGTACTGGATTAATTACAGCAATCACCATGTCTAATGTTGGGTCTGGTTACACTTTTGCAGATGTTAAATTTGTAAACTCAGCTGGCGTAGAATATTTTACTGAAGAGGAAGATTCTGCCAACAAAGCATCTGCTAGAGCTATAATATCGCCACTAAAAGGTCATGGAAACAATCCTGTTAAAGAATTTTTTAGTACGACAATAGCTGTAGTTGTATCTCTTTCTGACAACGATAATCGTGATCTTATATTAGACAATGACTTTAGACAAATAGGGCTAGTAAAAAATATATATAATTACGAAGAGACTGCGATATACAGAACATCTGATGGCCCAGTAACAGGTACTGCCTCTTTCATAGTGAATGTTGATGATTCTTCAGATTATAATTTAGATGATATTATCACTACTGATGGTGGTGGTGAATTTAGAGTAATACAAAAAGTAACTACAACAGATTCGCCAGCAACATATAACATATATTTGCAACCTATAATTCACACAATAACTGCTTCTAGTACATTATATAATAAAACAGTAGCGGCAGCCGATGCTTTGCCTGCTATAAATAGTGTTACTGATCCAGAAATAAGTACTGCATTTGGCGAAGTAATTTACATAGAAAATAGAACTAGTATCGCTAGATCAGAAGATCAAGTCGAAACAATAAAAGCATTGATAAATTTTTAGGAAAAAGTAATGGCTCTCAATTTAAATTCTTCCCCCTATTATGACGATTTTGACGGTAACAAAAACTATTCTAGGATTTTGTTTAAGCCAGGAGTTGCGGTGCAAGCGAGAGAGCTTACTCAACTTCAGACTTTGTTGTCCGATCAATTATCTCAACTATCCAGCTTTACACTAAAAGATGGTGCAATAATCAGTGGGTGTGAGGAGAGAGTCTCATCTATTAGATATATTAAGATTAAAGACACTGATTTAGGTGGCACTGTAGTCAACAATAGTGACCTTTCAAATTATGTTGGCGCCGAAGTAATCGGTGGTACTACTGGAATAAAGGCACAGATAATTGCAGTCAGACAAGGGGCCGAAGAAACTCCAGCTACCGCAAATGTAAAAACTCTATATCTCAACTACAACGACAGAGCAGGAACAGCCAGAAAAGTTTTTGCTATCGGCGAAACTCTTACTGTAGTTTCTCTCAATAATACGATCAGCGGCGATACTTTTGTCACATATGATTCTGGTGCAGAACCTACTGGCTCAAGATTGAGATATGAAGGATCAGCACCCAAAATAGAACTGAGTCCTGGTATAATTTATGCTCGTGGGTCTTTTATCAGAACTACCTCGCTCGCAGCTTTCATCGATCCTTTCGTTATCGCTTCGGATAAAAATATTGGTTTCTATATTTCAGAAGCGGTAGTCGGATCATCGAATACAGGCTACAGCGATCTTTTAGATCCTGCTAGGGGTTCTTTTAACCACAATGCACCTGGAGCAGATCGTCTCCAGTTGGTTGCATCTCTTAGATCATACGATTATCAAACTGCTGCGCTGCCAGAAAATTTCTATCAGTACGCAACTTGGCGCAACGGCGGAATGATAAGAAGTAAAATCAAGACAAATCCGTTAGCTGGCGTAGGCGATGCTATAGCTAAATCTGCTTTTGATGCAAATGGCAGCTATACTATAACTGGATTGCAAACTGTTATTCACGAACATCTTGCCCTCGATGGTAACGGAGGCCGCTTTAGTGCTGCACAAGGTGGCAGTGCCGATAAGTTTGTATTTGCAATTACACCTGGTAAAGCAAATGTTGGCGGGTATCCAATTGAAAATAAAAATAAAGATTGGAAAATAACTATAGATAAACCTACCGACACCAAAATTGAAACCAGTATAGCACAATCAACTGCTTACGGAAACTATACATTAATTGATGAGACTTCTGGTGCGTGGGATGTTGACGGTGGAGAAACTGTATCCCTATATGATACTGCACAGAACTCAGTGACTTCTGCAACTTTTTCTTCTACTTCTATCACTGGAAATCAAATAGGATCGGCAAAAATTAGATATATTTCTCTCGATTCTGGTGATGCTGGAACTGCCGCAGCGCAATATAGATTATACATGTACGATATTAAAATGTCGAGTGGCACATTTAAAGACGTTGAAAGCATAGCGTATACTAATGATACTGCGAATGCAGTTGCTGATACTGTATTAGTAAGCGGCGAAGCTGTAATTCAAGAAGGCAACTATAATAGGCTAGTATGGGAATTACCTTACGCAAGTCTAAAAACATTAAAAGCAAACAGTAGCGCATATAATTTTGATTTTAAATTTATTGACGAATTTGATGTCGAAGTAAACGGCAGCACTGGTGTAGTCGCATTATCTCCATCAGATCCTAGTAGTCAATCATTTTTCTTTGCAACTGGAACGCTTTCAGATTCTGTTATAACAAGCAACATTCATCTAGTTGCTGTTGACTCGTTTACTATTGGCTCAAAAACATATGCGGCAGGTGAATATGTAGATTTAACAGATGCTAGTGTGACGGTAACTTGTGCTGGAACAAGCTCAGTGTCAATAACATTTTCATCTCCTCCTACTGGTGGCAATGCTGATCTTAAAGCGTATGTTAATATGCAACAAAACAGCAACAAGAATCCTATTAGTAAAACATACACAAAAGACAAGATAGTTAAGATTGATACACAAGATGCTGGCGCACAGTCATTGGCTAGCAACTTATATTGCTTGGGTGTTTCTGATCTAATTAAAATTAAATCAATTACTGCAACTGATAATGCAGATTATGTTACCAATAGAGTCAATGTTACAAATGAATTCATAGTTGATAATGGACAAAGAGATAGTTACTATGGTCTTGCTAAATTAAAACAAAAAGCTACTAGTGCGTATGACTTGGCAACAAAAAGATATATTCTAGTAACATTAGATTATATGATTTCTGCCGACGGTTCTACTGGACCAACATTTGCATGTGTAGATTCCTATTCTGCTGCAATTGCTGGCGGAGACATGACGTTACAAGAAATTCCTTTGTATTATCCATCTTCAGGTAGAATAATTGATTTAAGAAATTGCATAGACTTTAGACCTTATGTAATTGATACCGCTGAATTGATAGACAAGGCAGCATTCGATGCTGCGGATGCAGCTGGTAAAACAGTACTATTGAATGCGGTAGCTGCAAATCCTAGTACAAATGAAGTGATCAATAGACCAACTAATGGATTAACAAATCCAGTACCAAGTGCAACTTTTAATACAAATCTAGAATACTATTTGGCACAAGCATTTAAGGTAGTAGTAACAGCAGAGGGCGAATTTAAAGTATTGACCTCAGATTCTGCTGAATTTCCAAAAATTCCACCAGTGCCGGATAATGCACTGACGATTTCTGAAGGTATATTTGCTCCGTATCCTTGTTTGTCGCCAAAGGCTGCTAATTATTATAAAAGAGCAGACTTAAAGGCTTACATCGAACAGGTAAGAACTAAGCGTTATACGATGAAAGATATTGGTGGACTAGAAAAAAGAATTGCCAATCTTGAATACTATACTGCTTTAAGTTTATTAGAAAAAGAATCCAAGTCATTAGAAATCCTTGATGCATCTGGTGTAGATAGATTTAAAAATGGATTAATGATAGACGCATTCAATACATATGGTGTCATGGCAGTTGGTCATGATGACAATAAATGTTCTTTGGATCTAAAGAGACAGCAGTTAAGAGCCGCATTTGATTCTAGTATCATTGCATTTAAACCAATTGCTACAAGTACAACAGTGGGACAAACTGGCGACATGTTCCATGTTCCATATGTTGAAGCCGTATATACAAAACAACTGCAAGCTAGTAAAACAAAAAATCTAATCAGTGAATTGTTATTTGCTGATCCAGAGCCCTTGCCGGTTGTTCCTGATCCAATACCGGATCCAGCACCTGCGCCGGTCATTCCTCAGCCACCTGTCACGCCTGTAACACCTCCGGTACCACCGAAAGCTGACGAACCTTATTATAACTTGATTCGTTCTTCTACTACGATCAACGAAGGTCAGTCGGTTACTATATCGTTAGAGGTGTTAAATCTACCAAATCCACTTGGCACTACAGTAGGTTATTCAGTATCTGGTGTGGACTCAGCAGATATAAGTGGAGCATCTCTTACTGGTAGTTTCACGTTAGATGCTTCTGGAGACGCATCAGTAACTTTTAATACTGTCGCAGATGCTGATGCAGTGGATGAAACACTTACATTAACGCTAACAGGGTTGGCTGGAACTACTAAAGGAACTCTAAGTACTAGTGTTACAATATCTGATACTACGGTTATTATACCGCCGCCGCCACCTGTACTTGGACCATATGCTGGTTCGCTGAGTCTTTCTCCATCTCAAGATGCTTGGTTTGATGATAGCTACGCTGAACCTGCCTATCAGAACAAAGAAGGTTCGTGGGATAACTTAGAAATAAAAGGCGACTGGAAAGAAACTTGGGGATCTTGGGAGTTAATATCAGAAGATATAGTCAATGCGACATCAACTATAACTGAAGGCGAAATAGGAATTCCACCCAAGGGTTACGGTGGCAATTCGAGACCCACTTCAGTTGATATTGTAACTAAAGAAGAAGCAAATGGATACTGGGAAACAGAAGTAAAGACATATACTGGTCGCAGACAACTTTACGATATAACTACAACCATTGCTGGCAAAAATACGCAAACATGGGAAAGAACTGGCTCTCGTATATTCTACGGAACTATTCCAGACGAAGTTACTGAATCTACTGGCGACTCAGTTATCAATACTGAAGTTGCTGCATGGGTTCGACCTATTAGTATAAGTGGTACTGTTGATGGTCTGATGCCAAATGCAGCTCATGCGATTGCTATGGGCGGCATAAGTAAGGGCAGCGTAACTTCTAATTCAAACGGTAGAGCTACTTTCTCTATCAGCGTAAATCAAGGCGAATTCAAATGTGGAAACATTACGGTTGAAGTTACTGATTCTAATGTAGCATCAGGAATTGATTCTTATGCGTCAGCAATATTTAGTGCGAATGGAAGTAAAAGAACTTTACAAACTACTTATGTTACTACCAGATGGCCAGAACCACCAGTAGGCGCAATTCCTCTTCAAGAAACAAAAACTGAAATACTTCCAGTTGGCGAAGATGGAAGAACACTGACGAAAAAAGGTGATATTATCATCACCACTGTACAGGAAGAAGGCGTTCCAAATTGGATACCAGTAGACGATGTATTTGTAACTAGTTCTTGTGCCCTTGGTGTTGGTGACGGCACAATTGGAAATTCAATAAGCACCTACCAGAGATATGATGGAACGACATACAATGTAGAAGAGCCGAGTGCTGCATGTACTCCTGCCGCACCAACAGAAGTGCTTACTTTAACTGCAATTGATACGAGTATTACTACTCTTACGCCAACCACTATTACTACAAAAGTAGTAGAAGAAGTTGATACAACTACTGGTACAGTTGCTCTAGTCCAAGCAGTTGATGATGTTATTGTAACTGAGGTTTCTCTTTTTGATACTGCTACAAATACTAACAGCGGAGGCGATGCATCTGGAGTAGTCACCGTGACACTATCGAATGATGCAATTTTGGTAGCCGACGGACTTGACGAATCAGACTTTGTTGCCGGAGTAACTACTACTGAAGGTAGATATGCTGTTGCAACCGAAAACTTAATTCGTAGTGGTGGAGCTACTGTTGATTTAATCACAACTCCATTCTCCTCTACGATTAATGATGCTACAGTAAGTCCTGCTAACAATACTATAGTCGCAACGGCAGCTGCTGCATTTGATCATGCACCTATCTTTAAAATTCCAACATTCCAGCAAATTTCTGATAGCATTTGTATATTTGATCCATTGGCACAAACTTTCTATGTTACTGGAATGCCTGGAGGAATGTTCGTTCCTTCGATTGACGTATTCTTTAAGACTATATCAAGCGAAGCAAACAACAATGGTGTCACTCTTGAAATCAGAGAAGTTGTTAATGGAAATCCTACTGCAAAAGTTGTACCTAACGGCAGAGTGTTCCTAAGAAGATCAGATGTTGACGCATCTGGAATAAATGCTGACGGCAGTGTTGATTTCAGATCAACCAAATTTAGATTCAATCATCTTGTACATCTAAACAATGATACAGAGTATTGTATTGTTCTCAGACCAGAAGCCAATGATCCAGGATACGAAGCTTGGGTGGCAGAACTGGGCGAATTGCAAATTAATTCAACAAATAGAATTACAAAGCAAGCGCATGGCGGTGTATTGTTTACTTCTGCTAATGACAGAAGTTGGTCTGCACATCAATCAGAAGATTTGATGTTTATGGTCAACAGATGTAACTTTAAAACCAACACAGATTATGTACTTAACACAGCTAACAAAAATATTGATTGGATTAAAGTAGACAATAATACATGGGACGATACAGTAGTTGATGGCAAAGTAAAAGCTCCTAAGTTTGATTTAGATTCTTTTGTCCACGGTTTCAAACTCACATTAGCAACTGCTGGTGACTATGCAACTGATGGCACATATGCTCTAACATTCACCGGCGGCGGCGGCTCAAACGCAGCGGGAACATACGTTGTATCAGGTGGACTTGTGACCACCGTCACACTAACTAATCCAGGAAATGGATACACTTCTGCTCCCACAATTACATTACCGCTTGGTACTCCTACGACACAAGCAACAGTCAGTGTTGAATTGAATAGGGGCCAAGTAACATATTTCGATTCTTTTTACAAAACGTGGGAAATACTAGTTACTGATGGAAAATTCACATCGGCTGATCTTATATCTGACGGTATTAATTTTGTCAATATTGATAGTATTAACGACAGAGTTGTTGACGCACATGTATTGAAAGCTTCGGTGATTAACCCAAATGAAAAATGTTTTATAACTAAAAGTATCGCTCTAACGAAAACTGCGGCGGCTTCTGCTAACACTACACATACTTCGTTGGAGACAAATGCAACAGTTGAATTGGAAGAAGAGAAGACAATTTACAGCTATTCCAATGAGCAAAGAAATTATGCAGGAAATAAAACTGCTCTTGTTAAATTTACATTGAATACTCCTTTAAACAATCTTAGCCCGATAGTTGATCTTGCTGGAATGTCTATGGGTATGTACAAAAATAAAATAAACAATCCAAGTCCAGTGTCTGAAAGTGTCAGATTTGGTGGCAACGCAGATGCCAAATATATTTCTCGTCAAGTAGTTCTTGCAGACAAACAAGATGCTGAAGATATGAGAGTATTCCTAGACAACAAAATACCCGCAGGTGCTGACGTAGAAGTTTACGGTAAGTTTAGAAATGCAGAAGACGATGCTGAATTTGTAAATGATATTTTCTGGCACAAACTAGAAATTGAAACTTCTCCTAAAGTTAGAAGTGAAAATTTTGCACAGTATGTTTATAAGATTCCTGCAAAAGGTTCGAACTCATACGGAACAGATAGTGGTACTGGCGTATATGAGTATGAGGTTTATAGAATCAGCAACATTGCAGTCAGTGCTGGTGGTACTGGATATACTCAAGGCAGCGCACCAACAGTAACATTGACTCACTCGGCAGGAACTGGATACGGTGCAACAGCGGCAGCAATTGTTGAAAGTGGAGTTGTAACTGGTATTAAAATTACAAATCCTGGTCGTGGATACGATACTGGTACTGTAACTGCTACCCTCTCTGGCGGAGATGGAACTGGAGCGACTGCTGGTACTGTAACTGTTTCGCCAATTACATTCAAGGGATATAAAGATTTTGCAATAAAGATTGTTCACCTCAGTGACAATACTGCAAAAATACCTAAGTCTTCTGGACTTAGAGCATACGCATTACAGGTTTAATATGAGCATAAATAAGTTTGTCCAGATAAAAGATTCACCAAACTTTTATAGAGATGTACATTCTAAAGGTTTGGTGAATACTGATCATAGAGCATTGGAAGAATATAAAAATGCCAGACGACAAAGACAAAAGTCTAGTGAGTCAATTGTTCAATATGAAAATGATATAAATACATTGAAAGACGAAGTAACATTTTTAAAAGAATCGTTGAAGTTAATTTTAGATAAAATGAATTCTCAGGAATAAGTAGATGGCAACATTAACATTAAGGTCAGTTAAAGGTACTCCTTTGACAAATACTGAAGTTGATAATAACTTTGGTAATTTGAATACTGATAAATATGAGTCTGGCGATTCAGTTAGTGTTGATGATCTGGTAGTTTCTGGAGAGACAACTGTTAGTACATCCGCCGCTGTAAGTGCTGCTGGTACTGTACAGGGTGATGCTACTGCATTGACAAAAACATACAATCTAGTTACGACAGCAACAGCGGATCAAGGTGTCAAACTTCCTTCTGCTGCTACTGGTAAATCGTGTACTGTATTAAATGCTACTTCAGTCAACATTAAGATTTATCCTGCTACATCTGATCAAATAGATAGCCTGTCAGTCAATGTTGCAAAAGACTTGGCACCAGGTGCATCTTATAATTTAGTCTGTTCTTCTAGTAGTACATGGAAGACATTGCAGCCAACTCTAATTTTCGACTCATCGGGCGCTCGCCTGAATTAAGGAATAATAAAAAATGCTTCCAATACGAATCAAAGCTTCCAGCAGTCCAGTGTCTTCTGCAAACTTCCAAGGTTTACAGCAAATGTCAGATGCTGAAATTAATCAATACCTGTCTGCTGTAATTACACAAAAGTTTGCAGATGATACAAATGGAACAGGCACTGCCGAACTCAATGTAGACACTGCGAATGCTTTAACTGGTACCTCTATTGGTACATGGACTAACCAAATCAGGAATGATGCGATCGGCACTCATCCAACTAGTGGCGCAACCACTAATACTACTCACTACTTCAAGCAAGTCACTGCTGCTGCATCTGAGAGCATTACTAATCGCCCTGTAGGATATGACTCTGCAATTAAAGAATTTACGGATGCGGGCCTCGATACTGACATTTTAGATAAAGTAATTGAAGACATGGTTACTAGCACTGGCTATACGGTAGGCCAGTATGTTTTAGCTGCGTCTGCTCCTTCTGGTGGCACATGGACTTCACGGTATACGCTCACCGATACAAATCAAGGTGGTAGCACCTCACTATATCTTTGGCAAAAAACTGCACCATCTACTGCTGCAAATGGCGATTTAGCTCCACTCAAGCTAGATGGTACTAATGTTAAAATGATGTCTGATGCTGAAATTGAACAAGTTGTTCCTAATTTTAGAAATAGAATTATTGACTCTGGTATAGGCACATATAAAATACAATCTTCCACTCCAGGTACTGGTACTTGGACTCAAATGGGAGACACATTAAACGACACACGCCAAGTAGTATCTTCGGAAAACTACGCAGGCAACTATGTAGGAAACTTTAGCGGAACATATGCGGGTAACTATGTAGGCGGCTATGTGGGCTCTAAAACATATTCTGGTACATATGCTGGTGGTTATGCAGGCAACTATGTAGGAAGCTATGTGGGCGCTAAAACATATTCGGGTTCTTATACTGGATCTTTCTCTGGAACTTATGCAGGCAACTATGTAGGCACTAGTGCATATGCTGGAGCTTATGCGGGTGATTATGCAAGAGCTGAAGGTTACACTTTGTTTTATTCAGGATATGCAGGCGGCACAAACTATTATACAGGATATTACACCGGCTTTTATACCGGATACTATACCGGTGCAAAGACTTATACTGGTAATTATACTGGCGCATACAACAGAAACTTTACTGGTAACTATGTAGGCACTTCTGCGTATTCTGGAACTTATTCTGGTACATACACTGGCTACTACACTGGTAACTATGTTGGTACTTCTACCTATTCTGGTTCATATACTGGCAACTATAGCGGAAGCTATAGCAATACTTTTTCTGGAACTTATGCTGGAGACACTGTACAAGCGTCAACAGAAGTTGTTTCTAATGTAAAACTTTGGCTGAGAACTGCGTAAAAACTATTTTATATAATGGATTTTGAACTTGAACGGCTGAAAAGATTTCGCAAATTAATTAGATATGCGAATCAGAATTCTCCCTACTATGCTAGAATTATTAGAGAGAATAGGATAGACATTGAATCCTCGGTTCCCGAGGATTTTCCTATTCTCACTAAAACTATGGCGATGGAAAACTTTGATGACATTGTTACAGACAGAAAGATAACCAAAGAAAAAATTGAAGAGTTTATCACTACTTCTTCAGATCCAAGAGAGTTATACTTAAACAAATACACTGCTCTAGTCACTTCAGGTTCTTCTGGAGAAGAGGGGTACTTTGTTTCTCATGCCAAAGACACTTTTCGTGGATTAAAATCTCTCATACCTACCAAAACTTCTCTTAAATTTTCTATCATACTAAAGTTCATTTCTTTCTTTATCAAGAAGAAAAAAAGAATAGGGTTTGCATTTTACGGAAACACTGGTGGTCATTATGCTGGATATGATTCGGCAACTAAATGGCCTAAGATGCTATTTAATGTAAAAGGATTTGAGATTAATGATTCTGTAAATGTTGTGCTGAGTGAACTAAATGAGTTTCAACCAGAAGTCGTATGCGGCTACACTACGATGCTTAAAATTTTAGCAGAAGAACAAGCGTCTGGGAGACTAAAAATAAAACCGATGTTTGTAATTTCTTCAGCAGAGACTGTAACTAAAGAAGATATTGACTTTTTGTCTGAATCTTTTCCTGGCTCATACGTTATTAGTCTTTATGCTAGTAGTGAGCATGGTAACATGGGAAGGTCAAATCGTGATAAAGAAACAATGTCGCTGTATGATGACAAACTTATATTTGAATTTTTTGAAGATCATGTGCTAGTGACTAACTTATGCAACTATACCATGCCTTTAATTAGATATAAAATGGCTGATGTGCTTACAGTTGTGAGTGAAAAACACACATATCCAACTGTAGTAAAAAATCTAGTCAGCAGGGCAGAAACTAAAGTCAATTTTATAAATGCTACCGGAGAATTAGAAAGTTTTACTTCTTTCATCACTCGCAGATTTTATGTGAAAGGGGTGAGTAAATTTCAGATGCAAGTGAATAGTACTACTTCTTTTATGTTTCCTATATGCCTCGAAAACCATCTCACAGAAAGTGAAAGAACAGATGCAGTATCAAAAGTAAAAGCTCGTCTCAAAGAAATATTACACAGAAAAAATTTAGATAATGTGTCTTTCGAAATTAAAATAGTCAAAGACATACCAGTAAATAAAAAAACTAGAAAATTTCAATTGATTGTAGATGAGACGATTTAAAATCTTGTCTATATAGTAATGAAGTTTTATTAATATGGAGTTTATATCATGACTGAACTAGCCGTTTCTTCGGAAACCTCTGTCAAACAAGTATCCGCAGACACACCTAAAAAGAAATATCTTTTCCCTTATTGGTCTAATAAGGAAAACAGACACCTTATCGTCACGATAGAAAATACTAATGGTCAGAGCAACATGGCTTCCATTATGGATCCTGACGGCACTAATCCTGACATGAAGTTGGTTCTAGAGCAGTATACCGAAGACGAAATTGATAAAAACACACAAGATGGTCTAGACAGACGCAACGAAAATATCAAGCGTCAAATGGAAAGGCGTGAATCTCAGATGGTTCGTGGTAAACAAGAATCATTATTTAACTGCAAGCTAGAAGCTTTCGAAGTAGATGCCATTAAAAATTCTAAAAATACTGAGATGAAACGAAAAATTCGTAAGTCTAAGTCTATCATGGAAGTTCAGGCATACGCAACTATTCTATTGATGAAGGAACTAGAGAATGACGAAGCAACAGACTAAAGGGTTTGTAATTGTTGCGTCTGTCAGAAAAGGGTTTTATCGTTACGCTAAAGTATTAGCAGAATCAGTTAGAGACTTTTATCCAGAAGCAAACATAACATTTTTCACACACGAAGAATGGGTTGAGCCTGAAGACTATACACTGTTTGATAACATTGTAACTGAAGGCATTCCTCGTCACATTCGTGCTAAGTTGTGGGCATTAGAAAAAACTCCATACGATATTACCTGTTATCTAGACGCTGACATGATGTGTGAGCATGAAGATATTCAGAATGTGTGGGACGAGTTGCCTGATGATTTAGATATTGTCTTCACTAAGAATCGTCCTTACAACGCCAAACTGACTAAACTGGCTGAAGGCGAAGAGATGACTTGTCACTGTGGATTCTTTATCTATAGAAAGAATGAAGCAACTATGGATCTTATGGGGGCATGGTACACTGAGTATCTAGCACAGTGGGAACCAGACTACGACATGCTTCACTACCCCAAAGAGGCTAGAAAGTGGGACACATTTACTATGTGGCGGCTGCTCACATACGGAGATAAAGGTGTTAAGTGGGGATACATCAAAGAGCCAGATGCTCGTTGGAACTTTGTGAACGGATATCATTTCGAAGAATTACAAGGCACTGATATTGTTTTGTATCATCACACAATTCCACCAGATAAGTTAGACTAGGAGTTTAAATAATGAAATGGATTGATATTAATAATACTGAAATATCAGAAATTTTAAACTCGTATAGTGATTGGTTCTTTGACCAAGACTTAACTGAGCTAGATAAAATTGCAAATCATGAAGGCAGACATCAAGGCTACACTTTGTCAAAAGCGTGTGGTCTTGAACACCTAAAGGAAATTGTCACTAAAGATGGCGAACATATAGGTTATCCTGAGAAAACAATTTCAGTAGACATTGCTTCAGAAGATCGAGTATCGTCAGAGCATAAGAAAAGATGTAGAGACATGGCGACTACATTGTGTTCTTATCTAGGTGCTAGAAATCAAGCTGTCAATGTGTATTATCCAGCAGCAGGTTTTATGAGTTGGCACAACAACTGGAATGCAGCAGGATATAATATTCTTCTGTCATACTCAAAAGAAGGAAATGGATTCTTTCGTTACAGAGATCCTATCACACACGAAGTAGTGAACATGCCAGACAAGCCTGGTTGGACATGTAAAGTAGGATACTTTGGAAAAGGTAGAGAACCAGACAAAGTGTTTTATCACTGTGCTGGCTCTCATGAACAAAGACTGTCTTTAGGCTTTGTCGTACCTCACTTAGAAATGTGGCAAGACATGATTGAAGACATTTCAGGTGAAGACGCTACTTCGTTCCAATAGCCATAAAACGATCAAACTCATTTAGACCGTCAAACGTCCAGTATTTTTGTTTAATAGAACCTTGATACTGGACATTTTTTATGCCTGTGTTTTCTATATGATTTTCAATTGAGTCTACACAATTAATACCATACATTTCTTTGATTAAGTTTGAATTCTGAACAGCAAATATACAATCAGGGTTTGATGTGGTTAGCTCTTTCAAAGGATACATAGTTTCTGCACACATTGATATAAGAACATCGCTATGTAAAGCATTAATATCATGAAACGCAAACGGAACATCCCAATTGATATGATTTAAATCGATGCCTTGTTCTCTATAGTAACGATTGAATACTTGCGATAGTTCTAATGCGTCTTTATCAATATCAATCAAGTTTATTTTTCCAACATTAAAGTTTTCACAGAGTAAAGGAACTAGTGGAAATCCTAACCAAGAATTTAAGACAGTTATAGTTAATTTTTTATTTGTATCTAACACAGTGTCTAGTTCTTCACACAACCAAATAGCAGCTTCCATTGAATTTGGATTTAAAGACTTTCTAAAGTCTTCTTGCTTGTAAGGCATTTCATGATTAATCTTATCTAGACCATCACCCCAATTTTTGTAGTTGTTCAAAAAATTATAATTTAACATCTTCCGGTCACTCCATAGAATCATATAAACACACTAGTAGATTGTCTCGTACTACATGCTTCTCAATATCAGTAGGCCATATATAGCCATTGTTGTAACTGTAAACCCATCCATCTGGGAAGTGATCTATTTTTAATAATCTTTCACGTTGATGAGCAAATAGATTATCTAGGCCACGATAGTAGAAAAACATTTGTGATGGATAGTCACGAACAAATTTTGTGATCTTGTCAATATTTAGTCTGTCGTTCCAACGCAATACTGATGAGTTCAATTCAGTGTACGCCCACGGAATATCTACAACATCTCGTTTCATTTTTTTAAGATTGTGCCAACAAGTTCTAATGAATGTCAAGTTATCTTCAGGATCGTAGTTCACAATACAATCTATATTTTGTTGTATCTCAACATCTAAGTCTAGAAAAAGCTTTTCGCCTTTTTGAGTGACAACAGTGCGATCAAACAGATATAATTTGTTCCACCATTTTTCATAGTAGTTGTCTTCAGGTAAATCAATCACTAAGATATCAGGATTCAATCCCCAAGGAGCTTCTGTTAAACAATAGAAGTCAAACTCCTCAGTAATATGTTCTTTACACATTTCGTGTATTTTATTTACATGTTCGTGTGAGTATTTTTCTCCCCACTTCACGGTATAAATGCTAATCATTTCCAATGCTCCAATAAATTTGGATCTGCTAAATCATCTTGTTTAGTGCTGCCTCTGCTTTTATCTTCAAATGGTAGCAAGTCAATATTAAACACACATAAGATAGCATCTTCTCTGTATGTATCTACTGCTAAATCTCCTTCATCCCAGTCTCTTCCTCTGTTGTAAGAATAAGCCATCCAACTAGGAAAATGTCCCCATAGTGGAGTATTGCTAAAGTCTCCCCAACGCCAACTGTGGTAGTTATCAGTGCCGTCTGTAAACGTGAACCAGATTCTTTCTTGGTGTTCTAGTACATCTTCCCAAATCACTTCGCACTGATCGTCACTCCATACTTGACAGCTACCATTTGTGTATGCGCCATGGGCGAGCTTGAAGTTTCTGCTGTTCATCGGACGAGGATCTTGCCACCAACTACGAAGTTTAGTAGGACGATCTAAATCGTATGTAATGATAGGGCCCATATCATTCTGTATAATAACATCGAGATCCAAGAAAACGAAACGACCAGTGGGTGTATCGTCAGCAAAATTATGAGTGTTGAAGACAAAAGTCTTAGGACGATCCCAACAGCGAGCCATATTGTATTTAAAATCATCAGTACCAAACCAATACTTAGGATGAATGCTGTCAATGTCAGGGAAGTCAATTACTTTAATCTCCTCGTCTAGTCCTTCAGGATGTTCTGTGTAGCAATAGAAGTGAAAATCAAACTTCTCTGGATCAGTGTGGCGTTTTGCCATGTTTTTTAGTTTGTTGACAAAGTGAGGGCCGTACTTAGTACCCCACTTACAGCAAACATAATTAACTCTCATCTTACTCATACTGAGTCCCAAAGTAATAATAGGTTAGGCTCATCTAATTGTTCAAGTTTTATCTGCTTTTTCGCAGCAGGATCTGGAGTCAAGTCTGTATTGAATATACAAACTTTCGGATCAGGTCTAAATACTTTAGATTCAAGATCGTCAGGATATTTCATGCCTCTGTTATAAGAATACACCCAATCGTGTGGTATATTTTTCCAGAAATCTCTTTGGCGCCAATAATGATAGTTATCTGATCCTTTAAAAAATGTAGTAAATACTATGTCTTCGTTTATCAGAACGTCATGGTAGATATGTTTACATTGCTCGCCTTTCCAGCACATCATGCTAGAGTTATAAAATGTTCCTCTAATTTCTATAAACAGTCTTTCATGAATTTGCTTTGGATCTTGCCAGTTAGAATGTACAATTCTAGGCTTCTCTGCTAATTCTTCTAGCTCGTCTATGTTGTTCTGAATGATTACATCTAAATCAAAATAACACCACTTTCCTTCGTAGCCTAGCCATTCTTGAGAATTGAATACGAGAAACTTAGCACGATCCCAACAATAGTTTTCTTTACCGAACCAATGACCTGGATGCAAAACACCGTCATCTGGAATAGGGTGTGTGTCACACTCCAGCCCTTCGCTGTCATCTGTGTAACAGGTAAATGTGAAAGGCTTCGTGTAGTTCTTTTCAACCATGCGATAAAGGTTATTCACATAGTCAGGAGAGTACTTATCACCCCATTTTATGCATACAAAATTCATGCTCATATTCTTTCTCAATATCGGGAAAGTCTGCTTGCCCGTTTAGTAATGCTATTGTTTTGTCTGGCTGATATTTGTTGCCAGAGAATTTAAATGAGTATATCTCGTCTTCTGGAAAATGCTCGAAAGTAAAGTTTTCATGGTACAAGAATCTATCGTCACCTGCGTATTTAACCATGTAGTAATCTTTGTTTTCTTCCCAGTAATTATATATATGTCTTGCATCTTCCCACAACATTACACTAGAGTTGAAGTTGCTTAGATAATTAAACGACCATCTAGCGTCTTTATGATAAGGAAAGTTTTTATCTTTCCAATAAGTATAGCAAATGACAGGGGCATTGTCAAGTAAATCAAACAAATGATCTATATCATGTTGTATTCTTACATCTAGGTCTAGATACAGTATCTTGCCGTAAGTATGTAGGTTGAATAATTTTACCTTTTCCCAGTGACCTTCTACTTCTTTGTCTATCGGTATTGTATAAATATCTTCATACAATTCTGTATTATCATCTGTTACGCACACATAATTGTACTTCCCATCAGTCGCATCATATATGCGATTGACATCACCGGCAGTGTATTTACTGCCATATTTTAGTGTCAAAATTGTTTTCATATTGAATATCAATTTGTTATAAATAAAAAGAGTGAACTAACAGGATAATCATATGGCAGGTATAACAAACATAGTTATAGATCAAGGGACTACTTTTGATCTCACTATTAATGTAACCGCAGACGATGGGTCTCCCACCGATCTTACTGATTATACTATTTCGTCTCAAATTCGTAAAAGTTATTACACGAATACTTATACAGAACTCACCACGAGTAAAGTAAATTTAACAGGCGAGATTACGCTTTCGTTGACTCCTACACAAACTTCAGCATTGAAAGCTGGTAGATATGTGTATGATGTTGAAATGGCATCGTCTGAGGAAACTGTAAGAGTAGTTGAAGGTATTGTAACTGTAACCCCAGAGGTAACACGATAATGGCAATTAAAGTTTCTGCTCCCTCTAGCAGTGGTAGAAAAGTTAAAGTTTCTGTTCCTTCTAGCGACAGTAGATTAGTTTCTACGATTGCTACGGGATCAAAAAGAGTAACTGGCGCTAAAGTCGAGCAATTAACTAATGTTGATGCTACTGGTTTAGAAGACGGCTACACACTAGTATACGATGAATCAACTGGCAAGTGGGTAGCAAAACAATTAACTGCTGAGATCAATCTTTCTAGTTTAGATGGCGGCACTTACTAAAAATTATACTATGGAAACATGTTTTTATAATAAGTAAAAAGTATTTTTTTTTAATAAAAGGAGAATTGCCACATGGCAACAGTAATTCAGATTAAACGATCTACCGCAGCAACTGCACCAACCGCATCTCAGTTAGCGGCGTCAGAAATGGCATATGCACAAGATAAGGCTAGTGACGGTGCCGGTGCGATTCTATATATTGAGTCCGTCAATAATGACAACACAGCAGCGATTCACAAAGTTGGTGGTAAATACTACACTGACCTAGTAGACGCTGCAACTTCAGCTAAAACTAATAACGCTATTGTTAAGCGTGATGGTTCTGGTGCTATCTCTGCTGACGTAACTGGTGATGTCACAGGTGATGTCACTGGTAACGCTGACACAGCAAGCGCATGGGCAACTGCTCGTACTATTACACTTGGTGGCGACCTTTCTGGTTCCGTATCAATTGACGGTTCTGGCGATGTTACTCTTACTGGTACAGTATCTGGTGCAGATGCAACTACACTGACTGGATCTGGTCTTGCTTCAGACGGTACTGAGGTACTCAATACTGGTACTGACGGCACTGACGCTACTTTCACTGGTGATGTAACTGGTGATTTAACTGGTAACGCTGACACAGCAACTGCACTCGAAACTGCTCGCACTATCGGTGGTGTTTCATTCGACGGTTCTGCAAACATCGACCTCGCTGGTGTAAACACTGCGGGTAACCAAGATACTTCAGGCAATGCTGCAAGTGCAACTGCACTCGAAACTGCTCGAACTATTGGCGGCGTATCATTTGACGGTTCTGCTAACATTGATCTTCCAGGCGTAAACACTGCTGGTAATCAAGACACTTCAGGCAACGCTGCTACTGCAACTACGCTTGCAACTGCTCGTGCAATCAGCACTTCAGGTGACGCAACTGGTACTGTAAACTTTAACGGTTCTGCCGATGCAGACATCGCTCTTACACTTGCTAACTCAGGCGTTACTGCTGGTACTACCGGTTCTGCTACTGCTGTTCCTGTTATCACTGTTGATGCTAAAGGTCGTGTAACTGCTGTTTCATCACAAGCAATTGCTACTTCATTCGACATCTCTGACGGCTCAAACACTGATACTGTTGCTGGTGGCGAAACTCTTACTTTCGAAGGCACAACTAACGAAACTGATGTTACTGTTTCTGCTAACAAAGTAACTGTTGGTCTCGTAGCCAACCCAACTATCGGTGGTAACCTCACTGTATCTGGTAACTTGACTGTTTCTGGTACAACTACTCAGGTTAATACTACTAACATGGCTGTTGAAGATTCACTCGTAGCTTACGCTACTGGCAACTCTTCAGACGCAGTTGATATTGGTTTCTTCGGTAAGTTCAACGACGGTGCTGCTAAAACTACTGGTTTATTCCGTGACGCAAACGATGGTGATTTCCATCTCTTTGAATCACAAGAAGACATCACTGGCAACACTGTTGACAAGACTGCAACTGGCTATGCTGTTGCTACTTTAGTTGCTAACATCACTGGCGATGTAACTGGCGATCTTACTGGTAATGTCACAGGTAATGTTACAGGTAATATTACTGGCGATGTAACTGGTAATGTAACTGGTAACCTTACTGGCGATGTAACTGGTTCATTGACTGGCGGCACTGTTTCTGGTCTATCTGCTGCAATCGCTGTTGCAGACGGTGGTACTGGTGCAGGCACATTCACTAGCAAAGGTATCATTTATGGTAACGGAACTGGTGCAATGCAAATAACTGCTGCAGGTACAGAAGGCAAAGTACTAGTTGCTGGTTCAGGCGGAACTCCTGAGTTTGCAGACCTCGATGGTGGTACATACTAAATAGTAATGACAGAGAGGGGAGTTGCTCCCCTCTTTTACTTAACACAAAGGTGATAATATAATGGAAAACGAAAACTTAGTCAATGCATACATTGCAAATCTTGCAAAGAGTGTAAATGATTTAACACTGGAAAACCTTCTATTGAAGGCCAAACAACAGAATGCTGCTGCTGACACAAATGCAACACAGGAGCAATTAACAAATCAAGCTGAAGAAATACAAGAGCTAAAAGATACTGAAGAAAAATTGCGAAATGAAAGCTTTGATCTTCAAAGAAAAGCTAAAGATGACACCGACTTTATTGAAAGATTAGAAGGTGGACTTGAGCAAGCAAACGCTATCATAGCGCAGTTTGAAGAAGAAAAGAATGGGGCGCTGGCTAAAGTTGCGAAGCTTGAGAAGGAAGCTAAACAACGAGTAGTACAAGCACCTACTGATACTAAAAAATTAAAAGAAGAAAAAAATACATTATTTAATCAGAATGTTAAGTTGTTAAAAGATTTAGATTATGCCGAAAATAAAATAAAAGAGCTGAAAGTTAAGCTCAGAAATAATACCCAAGAGGAATCGGTAAATGGCAACAATAATCAAGCCAAAACGGTCGGAAACGGCGGACTCGATACCGAGTTCAGATGATCTCGCTGTAGGCGAAATTGCATTAAACCCTACTGACAAAAAGATTTATACGAAGAAAGCAGACGGTACAGTAGTAGACATGAATCCTGGCATCACTGCTTCGGATACAGATGTTACTAATACTATTTCAAAGTTTACATTTGCAGACACAGAAACTGGCAATATGTTTGTAGATTTTGATACGGAATCTGGTACAGCAATTGTTAAAGTAGCAATCAATGCAGACCAAGACTACGGACTCATCACTCAAGATGTTGGCGACTTCAACGCAATTGACTACGGGAGTCTCTAATCATGGCGAGTAGAATTAAGTTTAGAAGAGGTAGTACTACCGAACATGCTAGTTTTACTGGTGCAGAAGGTGAGATTACTGTAAACACAACCAAGGATACTCTTGTAGTACATGACGGAGCCACCGCTGGCGGCTTTGAAATGATGAGATCAGACCTTGATAACATAGGAAGTACTGTAATCCCAGCGGCGAATATCACTGATATCGATTGCGGCACTTACTCATAACGGAGACTGGAAATGCCAACTATATTACAATTAAGACGAGGTACGACCACTGAGCATGCCAGTTTCACTGGAGCAGAGGGCGAAATTACTGTCGATACTACCAAGGATACTCTAGTAGTACATGACGGCTCAACTGCTGGTGGTTTTGAACTTGCTCTAGCAGACGGAACAAATGTATCTGTTTCTACTGAACAGGTACAAGACATTGCGGCTGGTATGATTACATCAGCATCACATACTAATATCACTGCAACATACGATGATGGAGCTGGCACTCTTGCTCTCGCCGCAGCAGCTTCTTCTTCTTATGGTGACTCTGATGTTGGAACATATCTAAGTAGCAACGGGTTTGCAACACAAAGCACTATTGTTGCTGCAATCACTGATTCTGCTCCTGCTACTCTAGATACTTTGAACGAACTTGCTGCTGCGTTAGGTGATGATGCCAACTTTGCAACAACAACAACAAACAGTTTAGCAGCAAAAGCCCCGCTCGCAGCACCTACTTTTACTGGTACTGTCACATTGCCATCGTCTACTTCTATTGGAGATGTTTCTTCAACAGAGATTGGTTATGTCAATGGTGTTACATCTGCTATACAGACTCAAATAGATTCAAATAGAATTGACATCTATAATGCTGCTGGTACTCTGCTAAACTAAGGTAATAAATTATGGGTATAGTAATCAAACCAAAAAGAAGTGAAGTGACCGGTGCGCCTACCTCTGAGGATTTGGAGGTAGGCGAGATCGCCGTAAATTTGGCCGATGGTACGTTATTCTCTAAAAATAGTAGCGGCACCGTTGTACAATTAAAAAGTTATGATGCTGATTTGTTTTCAATACCTAATTCTGTTGATTTGGGGAATCTTTCAACAGGTACAGTATCTAGGGATTTAGGAACACTCGCCTAATGGCATTATCATCTAGACAAGAACTCATTGATTACTGTTTACGCAGGTTAGGTTTTCCTGTAATAGAAATTAATGTTGATGAAGATCAGGTCAATGATCGTATTGATGATGCTTTACAGTTGTGGCAAGAGTATCACTTCGATGGTACTGAGCGCACCTATGTTCAACACAGAATTACAGGTTCAACTCTAAATCTTACTACATCAGTTGGCGGAAACTTCATTAACAATGACAGAGTAGTTGGATCTACATCTGGCGCCAGTGCTTTAGTTAAGGGCGGAAGTGGAACAACTCTTACAATTGAAGATACTGCTGGAGCATTTGCTGCCGGAGAGACTGTTACAGGTTCTATCTCTGGTACTACTGCAACACTAGATGCAATTCCTTATGTCGCTGGCGACATGGATAACAAATATATTCCTATCAGTAGTGGCATCACAGGCATTGTTAGACTGTTCAACTTCGGTGGAGCGGCTACAGCGAACACTCGTGACGGCAATCTGTTTGATCTTCAGTATCAATTCAGACAGAATGATTTATATAATCTGATGGGTGCTGATATGATTTACTATTCTATGGTACAATCACATCTACAAACACTAGAAGAACTTCTTATTAGTGACCGACAAATCAGATGGAACAGAAAGACAGACAGACTGTATATCGACACTGACTGGGACAAGACATTCAATCCTGGTGACTATGTGATTGCAGAAGCGTATGCTATTCTCGATCCAGCAGATTACGCAGAAGTTTACAACGACATGTTCCTAAAGAAATACGCTACTGCTCTTATCAAGAGACAGTGGGGCGAGAACATGAAGAAGTTCGGTGGAATTCAAATGCCTGGCGGTGTTACACTCAACGGTGACAAGATTTTTGAAGAAGCTATCACAGAAATTAATACTATAGAAGACGAGATGCAATCTCGGTACTCATTACCTCCCTCGTTCTATGTAGGATAACCCATGCCTACTAACTTTTATTTTCAAAGTGGACTGACAAGCGGGACTACCAATGAACAGCGTCTTGTAGAAGACCTCATTATTGAAAGTCTGAAAATCTATGGTCAGGACATTTACTATCTCCCTAGAACGCTAGTGAATACAGACAATATCTTTGATGAAGATACTTTGTCTCAGTTTACTCAAGCGTATCCTCTAGAGATGTACATACAGAATGTAGATGGCTTTGAGGGTCAAGGCGATCTATTCACTAAGTTTGGTATTGAAATTAGAGACCAAGCATCGTTTGTTCTATCTAAAAGAAGATGGGAACATATGGTGCAAATTTCAGGTGGAATATTTTCACTAGAAGCTAGACCGTCTGAAGGAGATTTGTTATTCTTACCTATTACTGGTTCTTTATTTGAAATCAAACTAGTTGAGTTTCAGAATCCTTTTTATCAGCTAAGTAAAATTAATACATTTACTATGCAGTGTGAGTTGTTTGAATACTCATCAGAAGTTATTGCTACTGGCATTTCAGCAATTGACGATATATATCAAAGTCAAAATATTGATATGTTCTTATATCAATTCTTACTTGAAGACGGAACACTGCTGCTACAGGAACAGGGCGAGTCGTTAATTCTTGAAGACTATGCGCTGACCAAAGCAACCGAAAGAACTGACAACGCAGATTTCTTTAGTGAAAATGAAGCAGATGATATTATAGATTTCTCTGAAATTAATCCGTTTGGAGAAATAGTCTAATGTTTAAAAATGTACAATTCTACCATGAGCATATCAGAAAAGCCATCATTGCTTTTGGTATGATATTTAATAATATTAGAATTTCACGAGATAACAGTGACGGTGACCTTGTTCAAACAATGCGTGTGCCGTTGGCTTATTCTACAAAACAGAAGTTCTTGTCTCGTATTGCATTGATTCCTGATGCAGAATCTCGTGGCGAAGTTGCTATTGTATTACCTCGCATGGGGTTTGAGATACAGCAGTTGACATACGACCCTTCTCGTAAAGTTTCTCCTATACAAAGAAATAAGGCAGTGGGTACAGGAGATGATACGAATACTGTCAGAACTTCTTATGTCGCTACTCCGTATAATATGTCTCTTTCTTTATATGTGTTTGCAAAAAACCAAGAAGACGGACTCAGAATTATAGAACAAGTACTACCATTTTTTAACCCGGATTTTAATATCACTGTCAATGAGTTACCTGCTCTGGGAATAAAAAGAGATATTAAAATTACAATGGACAGTATTGATTATGATGATACATACGAAGGTGACTTAGCAGAGAGACAGAGTATTATCTGGACACTTAATTTTACAATGCGATTAAACTTTTATGGTCCTGTAGATAATCAAGCTGTTATTAAAGAGGCTATCGCTAAATTGTATGAAAAAGATGACTTCTTAAATGTCAGAATAAAGAGTACTGCAACTATAGGTGTTTCTGGTGTAATTGATAAGACGCTTACACCGGCAGATGAATATGAATATATAACTAGTATACTTGAAAGTTTTGGTGATGAAATTGAATAATCCATTTGATAGTTTAGACGATGCGTTTGACACAAAAGACAAGACTAAAGCACTACAGTCAAACCTAAAACAAGTCAGGAAAGATAATAATCTTCCTGTGCCTCCTGCTGATGCTGAAAAGGATCTTGAGGAAGATTTTCAAGAAGCTCGTGATATACTGAGGCGAACAGCCGAGTATAGCGAAGAAGCAATCAAAGGCATGTTGCACATTGCGAAGAACAGCGATCAACCAAGAGCATATGAAGTCGCAGGTCAATTGATCAAGGCACTTCAAGACAATGCTGGTGCTATGATGGATGTCCAAGACAAAGCAAAAAAAGTTAAAGGTGAAGAAGTCAAGTCTAAGAATAATGCTGTAACAAATAATAATTTATTTGTAGGAAGTACTAAAGACTTGCTCAGAGCCTTAAAGGACGAGCAGGTCATAGATCATGAGTGAAGAAACTTCCTATCACGGTAATCCTAATCTAAAATCTATTGGCTACAAACACGACTTTACTCAAGAGCAAATCAAAGAGTATTTGAAGTGCCAAGACGATCCTATCTATTTTATTGAAAATTATTGTATGATTGTAACTCTTGATACTGGCTTACAGTTGTTCAAGTTATATGATTGTCAAAAGACAAAAGTAGATATTATCATGAATAATCGTAAGGTTATTCTAATGGAAGGTAGACAACAAGGTAAAACTGTTACTGCCGCTGCATGTATTCTACATTACACTATCTTCAATGCTGATAAAACTGTTGCTATCATGGCAAACAAAACAGCATCAGCAAGAGAAGTGCTTCTGCGTTATCAAACTATGTACGAAAACTTGCCTATATGGATGCAACAAGGGGTAAAGACATGGAACAAAGGTGATGTTGACTTAGAAAATAACTGTCGTGTATTCACAGCAGCGACAACAACATCTGGTATTCGTGGTAAATCTGTAAACTGGCTGTATATTGACGAAGCAGCAATCATTCCAAATAATGTTGCTGATGAATTCTTTGCGTCAGTGTATCCTACAATTTCTGCGGGTGAAACAACAAAGATTTTGCTGACATCTACTCCACTTGGATACAATCACTTCTGGAAATTTTGGAATGAAGCAGAAAAGGGCGCAAATGGATTTACAAATCACTTCATTCATTACACACAAATACCTGGCAGAGATGAGAAATGGGCTGAAGAGCAACTCAAGCTTCTAGGCGAACTAAAGTTTACACAAGAAGTATTGTGTGAGTTTCTTGGATCGTCAAACACACTTATCAATGCAAGAACTATTGGAGCTTTGAGTTCAAAAGAAGTATTGTATGAAAATTCTGAAGGAAACGCAGTTGACATATACGAAGATCCAATAAAGAATCATTATTATTGTATTACAGTAGACACTGCCAGAGGTATTGGTGGTGACTATTCAGCGTTTGTTGTTGTTGATATTACTGAGATGCCTTATAAAGTGGTAGCTAAGTATCGTAATAACAAAATTGCACCAATGCTGTACCCAAATGTTATAGCAAAAGTAGGAGAAGATTATAATAACGCCTTTGTTTTAATTGAGAACAATGACATTGGCGGTCAAGTAGTAGAAATATTACATGAAGAAATAGAATATGACAATATTTTTAGTACAGTGACAGAAAAATCTAGACAGTATGTATCGCCTGGTTTTGGTAAATCTACTAGACTAGGTGTCAATACATCGAAACAAGTAAAGAGACAAGGTTGTTTCAACTTTAAGTCTCTCATGGAAGAAAAAAAGCTTTTAGTATTCGATGCCGATATCATTAGTGAGATATCAACATTTGTTGAAAAGGGCAATACTTATCAAGCAGACGAAGGATACAATGATGACTGCGTGATGTGCATGGTTCTCTTTGGTTGGCTATCTACTATGCCATTCTTTAAAGAATTGGTAGATGTAAATACCAGAGAGGGACTATACAATCAACAAATGAAAAGTATTACACAAAATTTAACACCATTTATAGTCAAAAAAGGTAATGAAGGCCCTGACCCATGGGTAGCTGGCGGTGATTATTGGTTAGTTGATGAAGAATACAGTAAAAGACTTTCTGAGTCAAAGTTCAAATACTAAAAACTTATAAATAATTAAACGAATAACAACATAAATAATGTTTGATTTTTTTAACGAGGAGAATAAATATGGCTTTTCAGCTATCACCTGGAGTCCAGGTAACAGAGAGAGACCTCACTTCCGTAGTTCCAGCAGTAGGCAGTTCTATCGGTGGTACCGCAGGCCAGTTTGCTTGGGGCCCATGTGAGCAAGTAACTACAATTAGCTCAGAAAATGAGCTTGCAACACGCTTTGGCAAGCCAGGCGCAACAAATAACAGAGCTTTTTTTGCTGCTGCTTCTTTTCTTGCGTACACTAGTACTCTTAAAGTTGCAAGAGCAATCAACTCTGCTTCTTTGAATGCTACTTCTGGCGTTGCTGCGGCAGACGGAACTGGTGTTTTAATCAAGAATGATGACGTATATGAGACTACTTTCGCAACTGGCTCTGGCGGCAACGGAATGTTCGCTGCTAAGTATCCAGGCGCTATCGGTAGTTCACTAAAAGTTTCATTCGCAGACGCATCTGACTATGCTACATGGGCATACAAAGCTCAATTTGACTATGCACCTTCTGCTACTGCACACGCTACGGCAGCAGGCGGTTCTGTCGATGAGATGCACATCATTGTAATTGACGAAGACGGACTATTTACTGGCACTTCTGGTACAGTACTCGAAAAGTTTGCCGGTGTTTCTAAAGCATCTGATGCTAAAGATTCTGTAGGTCGCTCAAACTTCTATAAGAATGTTATCAATCAAAGATCACTTTACATTTGGTGGACAGCTCATCCAGCTGCTACTAATAACTGGGGATCACTTGCTAACGCACTAACTTTTGACAGCAACCATGTAGCTGCCGAGTCAACTACATCACTAACAGCAGGCGCCGATGGTACTATTTCAGACGGCGACAAGCAAGCTGCATTCATTTTGTTTGCAAATGATGAGCTAGTAGACGTTAATCTTATCTTTGTAGGTGATGCTTCTGCCACTGTTGGAGATTATGTTATCGACAATGTTGCCGAAGTTCGCAAAGATTGTATGGTATTTGTTTCGCCACAATATGCGTCTGTTGTTGACAACGTAGGTTCAGAGTCTACTGATATCATAACAGAAATTGCGGCATACACTCGTAGTTCATACGCAGTATTTGATTCTGGCTACAAATACATGTATGATCGTTATAACGATGCGTATGTATATGTTCCTTGTAACGGCGATACTGCTGGTGTTTGTGCTAATACTGATACTGTTGCTGATCCTTGGTTCTCTCCTGCAGGCCTTAATCGTGGTGCAATCAAGAATGCTGTTAGACTTTCTTACTCACCAAACAAATCTGACCGTGATGCTTTATACAAAGCAGGCGTTAATCCAATTGTTGGATTTCCTGGTTCAGGTATCGTATTGTTCGGTGACAAAACACTCCTTGAAAAGCCAAGTGCATTTGATCGTATCAATGTTCGAAGACTGTTTATTGTTCTTGAAAAAGCAATTGCAACCGCAGCTAAGTTTCAACTCTTTGAGTTTAACGATGCGTTTACAAGAGCGCAGTTTAAGAACTTGGTCGAGCCATTCTTACGAGACGTCCAAGGACGAAGAGGCATCTATGATTTCCGTGTAGTATGTGACGGAACAAATAATGGAACTCAGGTCGTTGATGCAAATAATTTTGTAGCTGATATCTTTATTCAGCCAGCAAAGTCAATCAACTTCATTCAACTTAATTTCATCGCTACTAGAACAGGAATTGCGTTCGAAGAAGTTGGTGCTTAGGCTTATAAATAAAAGTAAATAGGAGATATAAATGAATATTACAGAGTTTAAGGCTCGCCTAGGTGCCGGGGGAGCAAGACCCAATCAATTTAGGGTCTTGCTAGGTTTTCCAAGTTACGTCACAGGCGTTGATACTTCATACAGTCTGTTAGTGTCTGGAGCAGCAGTTCCAGCATCAACAGTTAATCCAGCGATTATTCAATACAGAGGCCGTGAAGTTAAACTAGCGGGTGAGCGTATTTTTGATCCATGGACAATTACAGTGGTCAATGACAGCAATCAGTCACTCCGTCGTCCGTTTGAAGACTGGATGGCTGGCATGAACGATACTTCTACTAATACGGGTATTTTGACACCAGCTGACTATCAAGCAGACGTTACTGTTCAACACTTAGATAGAAACGATGACGTATTGCGTGGTGGTACTTATGTACTTCGCAATGCATTTCCAATTCAGATGTCTGAGATTGCATTACAATACGCACAAAACGATATAATTGAAGAATTTACAGTGACATTCCAATATCAGAACTACGATAACTTCTAGGTTCTGATGCTTAAGGATATATTATAATATGAATATTTTTGGTTTTAACATTTCTCGTGAAGGGCCACCTAAGTCTGAAAAGTCTTTTGTGGCTCCTTCTGACGAGGGTGGAATTGAATCCATACGAGCCGGTGGGTACTACGGTACCTACATGGATCTTGAGGGCGTAGCAAATAACGAAGCAGAATTAATTAAGCGTTATAGAGATATCTCTTTAATGGCTGATGTTGATACTGCGATTCAAGACATTATCGATGATGCTATTGCTAATCTCGATGATGAAGATCCTGTAACACTCGACACAGATAAGTTGAATGTTTCTGAATCTGTTAAAAAACAAATACAAGATGAATTTGAAAACATTGTAGAGCTGCTAGATTTTAAAAGCAGGTCACACGATTACTTTAGACGTTGGTATGTTGACGGTCGTTTATACTTTCATAAAGTTATCGACACTGAAAATCCTAGAAAGGGTATCAGAGATATTAGATACATTGACCCACGTAAAATTACAAAGGTCAAAGAAGTACACAAAGAAAAAAATGAACAAGGTATACAGTTCATTAAAGATGTTGAAGAGTTTTATATCTTTAACGACAAAGGACTATCAGCTAAGCCAGGACAATATAAAGCTCCAGGTAATGACAGTGCCTTAAAGATTACGAAAGATGCAATAACTTATTGTCCTTCTGGTCTAGTAGATCAAGACAAGAACACTGCACTTTCATATTTGCATAAAGCCATTCGCCCTGCAAATCAACTTAGAATGATGGAGAATGCCGTAGTTATCTACAGAATTACGAGAGCTCCTGAACGAAGAATATTTTATGTTGATGTTGGTAACCTACCAACTAATAAAGCAGAACAATATTTAAAAGACATTATGGACCGCTATCGCAATAAGTTAGTGTATGACGCTAACACCGGCGAGGTTCGTGATGATAAAAAGTTTATGTCAATGCTTGAAGACTTTTGGTTGCCACGAAGAGAAGGCAGCAGCGGTACTTCAATTGATACATTACCAGCAGGACAGAATCTAGGACAGATTGAAGATGTAGAATACTTCCAGAAGAAGTTATATCAGTCTTTGAATGTTCCTGTTTCAAGACTTGAGCAGCAAGCGGGTCTTAACTTCGGTCGTTCTGCTGAGATCAATAGAGACGAACTGAAGTTCTCTAAGTTTGTTGCTAGACTTAGAAAGAAGTTTGGAGTGATGTTTGATGACTTGCTCAAGACACAGCTTATTCTAAAGAATATTATTACAGAAGAAGATTGGAGAAGCATTAAAGATGATTTGATGTATAAGTTTGCACAAGATGCTTACTATACTGAGTCAAAGAATCAAGAAATTTTGCGTAGTAGAGTTGAAGTTCTTAATGGTATGTCTAGTTATATAGGTACATTGTTTAGCAAATCATATATTCAAAGAAATGTATTGATGCTAAGTGATGAAGAGATAGAACAGATTGACATGGATCTAAAACTTGAACAACCTTTTGTAACACAAGAGCAGCAATTCCAAATGGATACTCAGCAGCAACAAGCAGAAGCTGAGAGTGAAGTACAACAACAAGATACTGGAGAAGAATAATGGATCAACAACAAGCTATTAGAGATATGATGGACAGCATTGCACAAGGCAAATCTGCTGAGGTTCAAACTAAATTTGACTCATTGATGTTTAATAGAGCAAGTGATGCTGTCAATGATTATAAGCAAGAACTAGCTAGAAGTGTTTTTAAGAATTCAGATTTACAGGCAATGGGACTAGCTGATGGCGAAGAGCACATCACAGAAGTAGATCCTGCTGCTGGACCAGAAGACTACGAGGATAATTCCGATGAAGACATTTAAATCTTTCAGAGAACAAATAGAACTACAAGAAGCTAAAAAGTGTAGCGACTGTGGTTGCGATCCGATGAATCCTAAAGAAGGATGCGACTGCGATCACAAAGATATGAGCGAAGCATCTATGGACGGCGTTGCTGCTGGCTCACTTGAAGGCGACAAGCACATGTGTGCGACTAAAATCTTCAAAGAAGGTTTCGGTGAGGGCGTTCCGATTAAAGGCGAGCATGCTGATCCAGACGAGTTTGGTAATATCTCTTGGTACACTACTATGTTTGATCACGGCATTGAAACAGTAGAAGTACAAGAAGAAAGCGTTAAGATTCTTGAACAAGAAGCACATATGAATCATAAGAAGAAAGCATACTAATAACGGAGAAGATAAATGGCAGCAGTAACTACTGTTCTAAAGCTTACACAAGTTCAGGGTGTTGTAAAAGTACACGGCGAGAACAGCGACTCTGCCACTATCGCTTTAGCAACTACTTTAAAAAAGAACACCGAAACACAGTCATCACCTGAAGTAAATATTAAAAGAATTTACTGGTCTTGTGATAAAAATTCAGACATTACTATCACAAGAAACAGTGTAATACTATATCACTTTCATGATGCAGGCGAGCTTGATTTTAATGGCTTTTCTGACATTCAAGAAAATGGATCTGATATGGTAATAAATTTTAATAATGGTTATGGTACCATTATTATTGATGTTGCTAAAGTAGCTGGCTACGGTCCACAACAGCATCAAGGCGCTGACGGAGACTTAGGATAATGAAACTAATTAAAGAAGTAACAGAAGAGATTAGATATATCTCTGAGTTAAACGAAGAGACTGGTAAGAAGTCACACTTTATCGAAGGTGTATTTCTACAGTCTAATCTTAAAAATCGTAACGGCCGGATGTATCACAAAGAAGTGATGCAGAAAGAAGTTGCTCGTTACACTGCGGAATCTATTGACAAGAAAAGAGCATACGGCGAGCTAGGACATCCAGATGGTCCTACAGTAAACCTTGATCGTGTCTCTCATATGATTGTTGGTCTTAAAGAAGATGGTGACAACTATATCGGTAGAGCAAAGATTCTAGATACACCTATGGGTCGTATTGTTAAAGAACTTATTGGCGAGGGTGCAAGCTTAGGTGTAAGCTCTCGTGGATTGGTTTCACTCAAAGAAAGAAACGGTGTCAATGAAGTGCAAGAAGATTTCATGTTAGCTACTGCTGCTGATATTGTTGCCGACCCTTCTGCTCCCGATGCGTATGTACAAGGCATTATGGAGAACAAAGAGTGGACATGCGTGAACGGAATTTGGCAAGAGAAAGAACTTGATGAAGCAAAGAGTATGATTCGTGCTGCCTCTTCGAAAGAACTAGAAGCAGTTAAGCTACAAGTTTTTGAAAACTTTCTTTCAAAACTGTCTAAAATTTAACTTTTATAAATATACATTAGCACATAGTAAAAACCGAATAGGAGAAACAACATGGGTGTAGAAAACAAGATCCGAGAGCTTATGGAGGGCGCAGCAAATCGTCCTAAAGATAAGCAACAAGGTGATGCTTCTAATCCTACACAAGGCGATTCAAACGCAAATCCTGAAATGCAAGACCTTAGTGGTACTGGCAATGCAGAAGGCGGATTGACTTCACCTGTGGGTAAAGCGGCATCAGCAAAAGAAGGTAAAGATACTACTTTACCTAAAGGCGCAGGAGCAGGTAAAGCACCTAACTTTGACGCCAAAGAAGATCCAAGATCCGTAGTTATGCAAAAATCATCTGCTGGTGTTCGTGAAGACGTTGACACTGACGAAGATGAAGTTATTGCTGAAGACGAAGTTGTAACTGACGAAGTTATTGCTGAAGACGAAGTTGTTGCTGAAGACGCAGAAGAGATTGCTGAGGAAGAAGTATCAGTAGAAGAGAATGCTTTGTTCGAAGCCGATCTTAAAGCTCTATTTGCAGACGAAGAGCATCTCACAGAAGAATTTAAAGTAAGAGCAGCCGAAGTATTCGAAGCTGTTGTTACGTCTAGAGTTAGTGCTGAAATTGCAAGCATTGAAGAAGAACTTACTGAGGCAGCAAATGTTGAATTTGAGTCACAGTTAGAGCAAATGGTGGAAAATGTTGACAAGTATCTTTCTTATGTCACTGAAAACTGGATGGCGCAGAACGAAATTGCTATCGAGAACGGTGTTCGTACTGAGGTTACTGAGTCTTTCATCAAGGGACTACAGCAAGTATTCTCTGAGCATTACATCGAAGTACCAGAAGAGAAGTATGATGTAATGGCTGAGATGCAAACAAAAATTGATAGCCTAACTGCTACACTTGACGAAGAGATTCAGTCTAAGATGGCGATTCAGGAAGAGTCAATCACTTTGAAGAAGCAAGCTGTATTCACTAAACTCTCAGAAGGCCTAGCGTCAACTGAAGCAGAAAAATTTGCGACATTAGTCGAAGACATTACTTACACAGGTATGGATTCATATGAGCAAAAACTTCAGGTAGTCAAAGAAAACTATTTCCCATCTGAGAAAGTAGTTTCTGAGTCTGTACTTGAGGACACATTTGAAGGTAGTGATGAGATAACCAACAATGTTATGTCTAAGTACACTCAAGCAATTTCAAAATCAACTAAGTTCTAAAATTAATTTTTTTATAAATAGTACTGTTAATAAAACAAAACTGAAAACCAAGGAGACTTAAATGTATCTTTCAGAGCAAATTGAAAGCAAGTGGGCACCAGTCCTCGAACATGCTGATCTGACACCTATCGCAGATCCGTATAAGAAGGCTGTAACTGCTGTTATTCTAGAAAACCAAGAAAAAGCCCTTCGTGAAGAGAAGGGTATCATGGAAGCAACTCATACTAACGCCACTGGCGCTAGTGTTGACAACTATGACCCAATCCTAATCAGCCTTGTTAGACGAGCTTTGCCTAACTTGATGGCTTATGACGTTGCTGGTGTTCAGCCAATGACTGGTCCTACTGGTTTGATCTTCGCTATGAAGTCACACTACACTAGCCAGACTGGTACTGAAGCACTCTTCAACGAAGCTGACACTGACTTCTCTGGTGCTGGTACTCACGCAGGTTCTAACCCTGTTGACGGTTCTTACACTACTGGTAACGGTGTATCTACTTCTACTGCTGAAGGCTTCGGCGATTCAACTACTTTGAACGAGATGGCTTTCTCAATCGAGAAGACTACTGTTACAGCTAAGTCTCGTGCATTGAAAGCTGAGTACACTGTAGAACTCGCACAAGACCTCAAAGCAATCCACGGTCTTGACGCTGAGTCAGAGCTTTCTAACATTCTTTCACAAGAAATTCTTGCTGAAATTAACCGTGAAGTTATCCGTACTATCTACAAGGTAGCTAAGCCGGGTTCTGCTTCAACTGCTACTCCTGGTACTTTCGACCTTGACGTTGACTCAAACGGTCGTTGGTCAGTAGAGCGTTTCAAAGGTCTCTTGTTCAACATCGAGCGTGATGCTAACGTGATTGCACAAGATACTCGTAGAGGCAAAGGTAACTTCATCATCTGTTCATCAGACGTTGCAAGTGCCCTCGCAATGGCTGGCGTACTTGATTACACGCCTGCTCTTTCTACTAACTTGAATGTTGACGATACTGGTAACACTTTCGCTGGTGTTCTTAACGGTCGTTACAAAGTTTACATCGATCCATACAGTGCTAACACTGGTGCTGCATCGCAGTTCTACGTTGCTGGCTACAAAGGTACTTCACCTTATGACGCTGGTCTCTTCTACTGCCCATACGTTCCATTACAAATGGTTCGTGCGATTGACCCTAACACCTTCCAGCCTAAAATCGGCTTTAAGACTCGTTACGGCATGGTTGCTAACCCATACGTTACACAAGCTGATGGTACTACTGACGCAGATACATTTACTGCTGATCGTAACCAGTACTACCGTGCTGTTAAGGTTTCAAACCTTATGTAAGATAAAAAGAATTGCGTTAAGCAATCATTTTGAAAGGGCTCTTCGGAGCCCTTTTTTTTTGTCTGTAATTTTATATTACAATCTAGCAATGTGTTTTTTTCTTATTATAAATAGTCATGAAACACATTATATTTAAATAGAGGTGTATTATGAAATCAATTATCGGAACAGTACTAGTAGCACCAGCACTATTGCTTATGCTTTCTACTACAGCATCACGGCCAGTAATGGCACAAACATATACAGAAAAAGTTGCTGACATTATCAACAACAATTGCGTAGTCTGTCACAGAGAAGGTGGCATTGGGCCAATGAGCTTTGAGACTTACGAGCAAGTCAGACCATGGGCACCACTTATCTCGCTCAAAGTAGCAACACGAGAAATGCCTCCATACGCATACGATCATGGCATCGGCATTCAAAGTTTACAAGGCGATTGGCGTCTATCGCAAAACGATATTGATACCGTAGTCGCTTGGGTAAACGGTGGTTCACTATACGGCGATCCAGATACGATGGTGCAAGCACCACCTCTTAGAGATCCAGAAGCATGGAATTTCGAAGCCGACTTTGGCGCACCTGATGCAATCATTCCTTCAGTAGCAATTGATATTCCTGCGAACGGTAATGATTTGTGGCACAAACATTTAGTACCTACAGGTCTTACTGAAGATCGTTGTATTAAAGCAGTACAAGTTAAGCCTCGTGGCAATGCAAAGGCAGTAGTGCATCA